ATGTTCACGCTGGTTCTTTTTGTGTGCTATCTGGATGGCGGTTGTGAAGATATCGTGGTTGATGTCTACAAAACTGAGCAGCAGTGCCTGATATCGATGGACGATCAACGTATTCGTAACGGCGGATGTTTACCTGCGGACGACTACATCGACAGTTTCTGGCATCCGGCCCGGGAATACAGCGATTTTTGATTATTGCAGTTGTATCAGCGTTAACTCGCCGCCGAATACAGCACCGGTATCAATATAGTGTAGATTCTCGCGATCCAGCCGATGGCGCAACGGCGTGTGACCAAACCAGAAGTGATCCGCGCCGTGAATCGCACAACCACTGTTCATCAGTCTCGAGCGGTCCCACAGCACGCGCTGTAAATCGATCTCTTTTAGCCACTGATAATCATCATCCGGGTAATCGGCATGAGCAATAACGTGTATACCGTTCTGACAATGCAGCTCCAGAATCCAGGGTAACTGCCAACACGCTTCAAGAGCAAATTTCGCTGCCGGTTGCTCCGCCTGCTCGAACCACGAGCCTCCATTCATAAACCACATGAATTGATCCCCCGTCGCCAGCGCGTCCAGCGCCATCTGTTCATGGTTCCCCCTGACCGCGACAATCCAGCGTTTACGCAGTAGTTTCAGACAACGCAAACTGTCTGGTCCACGGTCGATAACATCCCCCACTGAAACCAGCAAATCCTGCCAGGGATCAAAACGGTACTGGCGAAGTTTAGCCATCAGCATCGAGATGCATCCGTGGATATCCCCAACCACCCAAACGTGGCGCCACTGCGTACCGTCGATTCGTTGATAGATATTGCCAGGTCGTCCCATGTCGCCTCCAGAGTACAAGGGTACCTGGTTATAATTTTAGCAATGATGGCAAAAAAGCCTGGACGATCGTGGGCAGGAGTATGGTATGGTTTATGGAGAATGCAGCATGCGATACGCCGTGTTTTGCCCTGGATGGCATCGCATTCGCCACATAAAAAGAGACCGAATACGATTCCTGTTTACAATTCAAAACGTAATAACTTATAAAATTCAATAAGTTAAAACCAAAAACCCACCAAAAAACACCTCCTAATACTTACTATTGTACCCATTCAAGATCAATCAGTTGCCATTGGTTTCGTGGTGTCGACGGGAAAAATTCGGGAGCCGAACTAATACAGCCAATATGATTACATTACCGGACAATCATCAAATTCCGAGTTCCTGGCATCATTAATGATGTAAGTGATCACCCCAAATATAGCGGGTGCAGAACTGTAACTGTCATCATCTGTTGGCAGTGCCTCCCTTCTCCCGTTATCCAGATTTACCAGGTGGGGCTGCGGATGAGTTCGATATCGCTTAATCCTGAACTCCCCGTCTATTGCACATATCAGCAGCGAGCCATCACAGGCTGAAAGTGACGCATCAACAACAAGCAGCGCCCCCTGGATTATCCCTTCCCTGAAATGTGAACGCGATGCCCGCATGAAATAAGTCGCTGCTGGCTGGCTGATTAGTTGCTGATCGAGGGAGATTCGTGTTTCAACATAATCTGCCGCAGGTGAAGGAAATCCCATGTTTACGCCCTCTCTTGAATACCGGATAAAAACACAGTATAAATACTGTATATCCATCCAGTAAAGGAGCAATGAGAAATGTTCGTGGAACTCGTTTATGACAAAAGGAATTTTGATGGTCTTCCCGGTGCAAAAGATATCATTCTGGGCGAGTTAACTAAGAGGGTTCACCGGATCTTCCCCGATGCTGATGTTCGGGTAAAACCGATGATGACACTACCGGCAATCAACACTGACGCCAGCAAGCATGAGAAGGAACAGATAAGCCGTACTGTTCAGGAAATGTTTGAAGAGGCTGAATTCTGGTTAGTGAGCGAGTAAAGTTTTTCAATATCCGCCACAGTTACATTTTGATTACGCTGTGGCGGATTTTCATTTTCGTAAACGTTCCTATTCCGGCTTCTCTGGCCATTCCGGTTTTGCCGGATCAATCTTCGTCAGTTCGTAACGATATTTTTGCCATGCCGTCAGCCGGGGCCTGTCCGTGTCATCGATATAATCGCCAGCGAGCGCGTCTGCGAGTGGGATAATGACCGAATCAGCCTCCGCACGTAAAACGTTAATTTTCGCCTGCGCTATGACCCGCATCTCTGCGGCTGTCGGCGGTGGCATATCAACCCAGCCCGGCATTCCGTCTGCTCCGGCTGCGCGGGTTTTCCCGACAGGCGGTAGCGCGGTAAACTCATTAAATACCGCATCATCAACTTCAATAGCATCTGATAAGTCCCAGCCTGCATCGTCATATAATGAACGTATAGATATCTCGAAAAACGCGTTATTTTTTGCTGAATAAATATAATTTTTCATCAGTACCCCAGGCCGAAATAAACGCCAGATGTATAGTTCGCTGACCCTGCAAAACGGGCAACAAATCGGTCCCGTTGGAGGGTTGAGTTATTAACGGCAATGTACATTGCATTGCCTGTTCCCGGCTCGTAATCCGCTGTAGCGAACACGCGCAGACATTTGTTGGGAAACGGGGTTTGAAACAGCGTTGTAATATCCTGAGAAGTGGTAGGAGCTGCGATCGCCCCCCACTTCAGAATGAACATGCCAGTTCCGGTATTGAAATCCGGAAGCGCCTTTTCACCAGTCCCTGCAATCGTTGACGAAAACAAATCCATCCCGGGGAGCTGCCCCAACTGGCTCCCGACATCACGCATAGCCGCCGACTTCAGGGACAAATACGCCCGCAGGCCAGCGTCATTTTTTCCTGACAGCCCGGTGAGTGTGGCATCAAGTGGTTGTTTACCTGCTAATTTATTAAGAACCGTGGTAGAAAAATTCGGGTCATTCCCCAACGCCTCAGCAAGCTCATTAAGGGTATCCAGTGCGGCTGGTGATGAGTCTACCAGGGATGATATTGCCGCTGAAATTACGGAAGGTACGCCAAGGTATTGCAGAATTTCAGTGTCACTGTGGTTAGCAAAATATGTCAACTGCGTTGACAGTGGTTGCTTTGCTGCAAGAGCTGTATCTAATCCAAGGTTTGCGAGACCGTTTTTTGACGTTAATACAGGAGTCCATTTTGCTGATGGCGGCGGGCTACCAACATTGGCATCTTGTAAGGATTGATAAGATTCACCGTTATGTGTACAGATCGAACCGATATGGTATTCCTGCTGTGCATGCCACTCTGGAACCCCCATTTGGTGCTGATACGCAATGAACTGACTCATTGCATACATTGCCGCATTGAAGTCCTCAAGCGAGGGGTGTTCGGAAGCGCCAACAATGCCCCATCCGCGAAGGAATGATGCCGTAATTTGCGAGGTCAGGTCGTCTGCCTGATTTGTTCCCCCAAACACAGTTCTTTCCATTCCCTGTGCATTAGAGGCAAAAGCCCGAACATTTCCCTGATATCGTGCAATCTTAGACATGGATTTTCCTCGAAAAAAAACCGCCCTGGTAGGCGGTATTAAACTTGCTGGCGAATCCTCTGGCCGAAGGGTTTCGCGAGAAACCGAATGTCAGACCAGGAGTCACCTGATAAAAATAATCGTATCGAACGCCCGCAGGTTTCGGCAGCAGGCCAAGCTTCACAATCAGGCGTAACTCTTCAACTGATACCCGCGGCGAAACGTTCAGCGCAAGCGTCATGTCTTTTCTGTCGGTCACGTAAGCTTCGCCGTTGAATGCCGTCTGTATAACATCCTGCAGGCTGACTCGATCGTCTGACGCTATCGTTGCGCCAGCGGCGTTTCGCGCAATTTTGACCCGGAGGAACCTGCGATACTCATTGTCAGCCAGTTGATAGTCGCCATATGCCGGCGAAAACTTGCTGTAGAAAGGTGCGCCGACATACGCCGCATTAGATTTACTATCGAAGCCTGCGGTATCCAGATGTCCGTCAAACCCGAAAAATACACGGGCAATAACAGCAGGCACGCTACGGGGAAGCCCAACTATCCGGCCAATCACATCAAGCCGGTATCCGGTAACCCGGTCGAGATCAAAGTTGTCTGGGTTACGAATAAAATCGGCGATGATTTGCCAGTGCCTGAGCATGGCCTGTATCTCTGACCTTGCTTTTTTCTTTTCCCAATACTGCTTGATGAGCATTAGCGTGTAGCGGTTAATGATGTCGTCATTCACTGTACCACCTCGTTAACGTCTATATTTTCCACACTCAACGTGAACTTTCCCTGAAAGCCTGGTGATAACTCAGCATCGGTGTACTCTGCCCCATTACTGCTGATTTGCAGATTGGTCAGCACAAAATTCACCCGTCCCACCCCATACCCATTCTCATAAAATTCATTGGCATCCACAGACTCACCAATATGCATGGTGCGTGATGCAAGAGATTTTTTGAGAGTATCGATATCTATCGGTTCGCTTTGGATCTTCCGGCGGGCATTAAGTCTGATATGAAGCGGCTTATAGATGGGCCGATCAAACTGAAGTTCATGGGCTATCAGAAATGAGGTGCCGTCTGGCCGAATCAGGGTTTCGGTGTAGCGACCGGTTATACTGCCTTTCGTTCCCGTTCCACCACCTTTCTGTTTAACCATGACCTCTACTATTTCTGATATCGCTCCCCCCTCAACGACCAGCCATATTGAATTGGCCGGGATCCCCGTCGTCGGATTATCAATTTTTGTGTCGTTCTCGCCGATATTCAGATCAATTACGCCTGTCAGTTGAGCAACTTTAGCGAAAACCGCCCCAGTGCTACCTGTTGCCGGGTTCTCAAGCGACCGGTTCCGGCGTTGCCTGAATTCTTCAGGCGTTTCCTCATCCCGACCGACCACAACCGCGGAATCAGAGATAATGCTCACAATCCCTGGTTCTGGTGTGAGTTGAGTGAAGGTATCGTTCACAAGCCCAGTAACTTTCCCAAAGTTTTGAGCAAAAAAGGTAGCTGTTGTGACGCCCGCCGGAACAGTCACGTCCTGTCGGATAGCCCAGACCTGATTTGCCTGGTCCCGTATCTTGTACCCGCTATAGAGAAGCATCGGCCTGTCTGTTGTGACTTTAAGGTCGCGCTGAGAACGGGATCCAGGACGAAGGAAAAGCCCGTGAAGTTTGGCGATAATCTGCTGCATATCACCAGTATTAAAATCGGGGTCCATTTGGGAATAAAGCCATTGCAGCGCGGCTTCAATATCTGCCCGAGCCTGAGCTTCGATTGCCACGCGTTGACCGTCGGGAGACTCCTGGTCTAAATCGATATCCTGACCATAAATTCCCTTATATCCGTCGCTCAGTTCCTGAAATAACTCCCGGAGAGTATTTGTCTCAAGGCCGTTGTCGCTAAACTGTAGTGCCATTCTTCAACGCTCCGTTGACCGGGAAAGTGATCGTCTGCTGGTCATAGACGGTCTCAATGCTGAGTTCGATTTTTTGTGACCGGGTGGCCTTATTGACCTCCATCGCAAGGGAGGTGATGCGCATAACTCCATCCGTCGCCAGCGTCACACGCTCTATCTCCCGCAGAATCTCCTGCTCGGTGTTTTTTTCTGATAACAGGTAAAGCCAGTCGATGTTGTCATCCATGTTGAGAGGGTTATCGTTTTTGAACGAGCGGATACGACATTTGGCTTTCTGCGCGATAGCTGCACCGCCGGAAATATAGTTTGCCTTCCCGCGCCCAAATCCCCAGTCGTCATTTTTATCCAGTGCTGAAACAATCATGAGATCTCCGTGACAATACCGTTGGTAACTGTGATTGTTTTCCCGTCATCGCTTCGAAATGAACCAGACACCCCAGACTTACCGCCTGTCTTTACCTGTGAATACTGGAGCACATTTAGAACATCGCATTCTTCCAGAGTCGTCTTGCCCCCTTTCTGGGTAATATTCCCTGTGAGATTTAAATCACCCTCATGGTCAGTATCCCCCTTCATCATCCTGTTCTTATTAGGGATATTGATCGCGGTAGCCTGTGGGTTAACCCCACACAGAGCGAAGCCATCTGAATAATCGTGCATACGCATTTCAAGTGGTGAAACAAAGTCGCTACCCGCATACCAGGCGTCATAACAACGCTCAGAGATAAGGACGAGGCAATAGTCACCAGCCGCAATTGGTTCGGCGATATAACTATCACCGCCTTGCAAAATTACCGGGGGGACTTCAATGAACTCTGGGAGTTGCTTGCTGCTCCCTTTCACAACCCGATTGATAACGGGAATGCAACTGATTGTTTTGTCATTTACAGACGTTATTTTTGCGACAACAATGGTGTGAACATCGGCCAGAGCAAATTCAACACCCAGGCCGATAGTGTCGTGAAGTTCTTCAACCATAAATTTCGCCCATAAAAAAACCCGCGATTACGCGGGTTTGAGAAACTAGTTATCTATGACGCCAAGTAGATATCCATGAATGAAAAAAAAGCCAACCTGAGTGGGCTTCGTCTATTATTGCTTCATGCCATCCATAAACCATGCAGATCGATTTTTAATGTCGGAAAAAAGCATTGATGTTGTGACATTAGATAGTGTCAAAGGAACCACTTTCCCCGCGCCAATTTCTATATCGTTTTCCACAATCACAGGGTCTTTCCCTATATATACCCCAACAAAATTCGCTGTAATTGTTTTATCGGTGTCATTCGTCAAATTAAGAGATAAAGATACATCTGAAGGAGAGAAACCTCCCGCAATGCTTGGTTTCTTTCTCGCCTGATCAAGACTTTGCTTTAGCTTTTGACCGAATGCGACATAAGCAAAATTTTTCTCAGTGTCACGCAACACCCTAATTTGACTTGTAGAGTCTGCCACCTTGTTGGCTGGGCCATATGCAATAGGGACTGAAAATGATGCAAAACTATTAAATTTTTTCTGAAAACATTCTTTAAACTCACTTTCAGGAATTATTTTTGCTATTTCATTCTTAGCATCAACTAATCCTTTCGATGGTTGGCGGGAATCCTCGTAACTATTGCAAGCGGGGACTTCAACATATAAATCTGCAGAACCTGTTTTTAGTTCGCTGCCCAACAATCCTGACAGGGGTATCGATGCCCCCATGTCAATTTTGCAGCCATTCAGTGCCAGCGCCGAGACCACTACCGCCCCCAATATCACTACCTTTCTCATATCACCACTCCTTTGCAAAGGGACTATGATGTTAGCACTGCCTAAATAAATAATTCCAATTGTTTGGGTAATGAATTCCTTTATCTAACAACGCGATAATTCCCCGCAGGCTGGCACACGATCTTCTGATACCATGCGGCCCCGTTGTTCTGCCCACTGGTTTCAATCTGGTATATCTTATAAACCCCGTTTAGCGCGGGGTTCGTTACACTTTCAACAGCGCAAAGCCCACCGATCACCAGCGTAGGATTCAGTTTCGTGTCGAATACTATTTGCCCTTTCGATTGAGGGGGTAGCGTGCTTGAGTCAACCTTATCTTTGCTACCGCCCCCTGGATCGGTTTCCGGGTCGTTAGTGGGCTTTTGCCCCTTCTGACCGCCGGCATCTTGTGCGCTAATCTTCGTTGCCTGAGGCGTATTTAGCAGACCGCTACGCGCATTCACGACTGGAATGTTACCCGATGTAACCTCATTAGCCTTTAGGATGTGGACACGCTCATCTTTGATGAAAAATGACTCGTCAGGCGCAAGGGTATCGGTAAGAATTTTACTGGAGCTACCTACCAGAACCTTCGGCCTGATAAGCGCCTGTTGCTTCGTCACAGAGCCTTTTTTCGTGTTTGGCATGTCCTGCAAAACGGAATCGACGACTTGATCCTTACCGCGCACCGTGCGCGATGTGAAGGAATTGATATAGTCGTGACCGCCGTCTTCGCATTCAAGGCTGACGATGTGGATCGCACCTTCACGTTTTACCGCCCCGCTTTTAACCGAACCCTGAAATACCTGGCGCAGCTTGCCGTCGTAACCAACCTCGAGTCGAACGGGGATATACTTCTCTTCATCTTCGGACTTGAGCAATTGCAGGCGTGTGGAGGGCTTTAAACCGTTGATGGACACACTCAACTTGCCGAGTGACTTCTTGTCCACGGTTTCCAGCGCCTTGAATGACATGGTGATCGGTGGCTCGATAATCACTGCTTGATTGCCGATCCCCACCGTCAGCCGATAATCACGGTAAAAAGTATCCATCACGGCACGTCTCCCCCGCGAATATCAATCATCTCTTCCGGCGTGACCAGATACATTTCGATGCGACCACTGGCGAAGTCATCAGCCCGATACGGGTCAATGCCGGAGCTGTCGGTACAAAGTAACGCGATATCGAAAGGCCAGTTCTTATGACGAAAATGAAGCGTTCCCAGCGACAACTTTACGCCATCGATGTAGTCATCGTTGTATTCCACGCGCATTTTCCACATTTCAACCGTGGGCAGGTGTCGAAGAGTAACCACAGCCTCGCCGCGGTCAAACAGGAGTACGTGGCGCTGGGTGGGCTCATCGGTTATGTTCGTTATCAGATCCAAAAGCTACCTCCCATAAAGTGATTTCACCGCGTCGACTGTCGCCTTCCAAGTAGATTTCGATTGGCCGGTTTTCCTGGAGTTATCTGCCGGGGTCTGCGCCCCCTTATTCGCAACGCCCGCCGTTTTTGATTTAGCAGCTACCGAGGGGGATTTGAAGTGCTGCTCTATCGGTGCGGTAGTCAGTTGCGTGAAGGTGATTTTTGTAAAACTGGCTTCAAACTTAGTTTCCATCGTCTGATTGTCAGTGCTAATAAGCAGCCCATTTAATGCCATATTTTCATGGGTGCGATAATCCACCTCCACGGAAATAAGCTGCTTTCCGTAGTACACACCCTCAATAAAATCGAGGAATTGCTCTCTGATACCTTTTGCGCCACCAGTAGACGGGTTGCCCACCAGACCAAACAGGTCGGCGCCTTTATCGGCCAGTCGTTTTGCCTTTAAGACAGCCTGCTCTGCGCGGTCGGCAATCTCATTCATTTTCTGCAACTGCTGCTGCGTCTTTGCGGGGATGTACTCCAGCACCTCGCCATACTTCGAATAATCTGGCATCAGGCTAAAAGAAGAGTTTGGTTTCGCATCGACATAGATATCGGCAACAACACCGCTGATTTTTATCGTCAGCGGGCCATTGATAATATCGTCAGACGCGTTACTGCCATCCTCCAGCACGTCTACAGGAACCTGAGACGGGTATTCAGTAGCATCGCTCACTCGGGCAAACATTGAGAACCCGCCGATCCCTACCTTTTTAACAGTATCTTTGCCCGAGGATTGCGCCTGCATGAGGCCGTCTAGAATTCCCATTATTTCCCATTCCTCGAAAACATTCGTTTGGCGTCTTTTTGTTGTTGCTGTGTACTATCAGCAACAGCGTTACCTGCCGCAACAGCATCAGGTGCAGTAACATAAATCTGCTGATTTGAACTGTATGAATTGTTGTAGGCAGCCCCGCCACCAGCGATCCCCACTGCCGCATTCATGCCGTATGGGATCCCACCCGGCCCGATACCACCGTTACCGCCGCCGGTTACACCCTGTTGCTGTTCATCCTCACCAAACCCGAAGAATGATTTCGTTGCGTTCCAGGCGTTTGAAGCAGCGTTGCTGATAATATTGCTGATGTATTCCCCCAGCCCAGCAAAGATGTTTTTCGCCCAGTCAATAAAAGCCGTGAATGGTTTTTTCATCAGTTCGACGCCGTTATCGAAGATTTTTACCACATCCCCCCATGCACCTTCAAAATCGCCAGTGACTAACTTCCATAGTGCTGAGAACATCAGCTTCGTGTTTTCGATGGCAGTAGTGAATACATCAACGACAAACGAGCCGGCATCGCCAAACACGTATTTAATCGCATCACCAACGACACCAAATGCACCAGTGATAAACGCTATAAGAGAATCAAAGACATTCTGCGCATCCTTCATCGCATCCTGAAAATCACCCGTAAACGCACCTGTGATGAGATGCCACACCATCCTGAACATAGAGGCAATCGCATCAGCAAGCGGTTTAAACACGCTAATGGCGTAGTTTATGAAGGCCATGAGCGACGCTTTCGCCTCTTTCAGTGCGGGAACAATATCTATTCCCCAGTTATCTTTGAAGAAATCAGCAATAACACTTTGGCCTCCCTGCATTGCCACCACAAGGTCGTCGATAACAAGCAAGATCCCAACGATTGCTGCAGTGATCAGGAGCACGGGGGAGAAAATAGTGGAGAGCACCGTTCGCAGCCCGATAGCCGCGATTTTCCATATCACAAACCCGGCTGTTGCCAATCCAATGAGAGGCAATAGGCGTCGTATCATGCCCGCCACTGAAAAAATTATTTCGCCTAAATGATGCAGGCCGTTCTTTATCAGGTCGGAGTTTGTGTGAAGCCACTCCCTCATGCCGTCAATGACCTCCTTCAGTATGGGAAGAAAACCGAGAGCTACCTGCGTGGATACAGAGCTATAGCCCATCCGAAGATCTTTAAGAGAGTTATTAAACTCGGCGGCGGCATCAGCTTGCTCCGTGGTCACAACTCCCCAGTCACGGGCCTGTTTGAGTGATTTATCCAGTTCTTCACGGCTAAGTGAGAGCATCTGCACCATTGAGCGATCAATGCCCATTTTATCCAGGACGGAGAACTTTTCCGCCTGACTCATGCTGCGCATTTTATCCGATAGCTCGATGAATGTTTGCGTAGCATCTTTAACATTGCCACTGGCGTCCTTGAACTGTAGCCCAAGGCGTTTGCCAATATCCGCCATTTCACCTTCGCCAGTTGAGATAAATTCACCAATTCTCATAGTCATTTCGCCTATGGAACTGGTGACTGCCTCCATGCTGGAGCCGTTAAGCTCTGCCACACGGCCAAGCTCCTGCAACCCTTCCACAGAAAGCCCGGTCTCGCGGTGGAACTGTACAAGCGGATCGAGGCCGTCAATGATAGAAGTAAACCATGCAGCCATCGCCCCCGCCGAGCCCTGGATAGCGGCTCCCATGCCAGCGAGCAAGCCTATGGAAGCTTTCAGATTCGCATTGAATGTTTCCTGCGGCGCCAGATTACCGATAAAACCGAATTTGGTAATAAGCTCGTTAACTATCGCCATTCCGCGCCTTCTCCATCTCGTAGTGTTGAATGTCTGCGCTGATATTCTCGAACTCAAGCATGTCAAACAGATCTGGTGTGTCTAATTTAACTAGTTCGTGATAGGGGCCGTATCCGGCCTTTGACAGCGCCAGATACATGCTCATGTCGTCGCTTATGTTCGAGGCTTTAACGTAAATTTCTGAACGTCTGGAGCTTCTGAACGTGAGTTCATATTGCTCCCGCCCATAAAAGGCAGGCTGATAACCTGAAGCGCTGTTGTGATTAGCATGACGTAATCACCAGGGTAGGATTCGAAGTGTTCCGGCTGCTTGGACAGTTGCACACCGTCAAACAGAACGTAATCGAACATCAGGCGTTCAATTTCCTCGAATCGCTCTGAGTCCAGAAACTCAAGAGACTGCCGCGATAACTCAGAGGCAATGCCTGTGAAGAAGGCAAAAACCTTGCGGCGTTTTTTGTGCGTCATCGCTGCAAAGTCGTAGCGGTTGCCGTTAATCTCAGCAAAACCGTCATCGTAGACCGCCTTGATCATCTCGAGTGCTTTTTTCTGCTGTTCTTTAGACATATCTGGCCTTATACGTTACGCACGACATTGCGGTACTCAATGGTGTATTCCATTAGTGCGTTAACGTCCTGGTTGTTTTTGGTTTGCGTCGGTTGTGTGGTGATAGAACCGGCCTGAAGATCGTAGGTTTCCTTCAGTGCCGCGCCGTCGCGCACGAACGACTCTTTAACTGAGCCGTTAAAGACAACGGGGATCGCGGCGTTACGCTGCTGGTTAAGCCAGATATCATCGTTAGAAAATTTCTGGACACGTATCACCATCACATGCACCCCGGCATCAACACGCCCCGAGATTGTGACGCCGTTATTCGCACTATTGGCGCGGCTTGTAAGCGGATTGGATGGCGTCAGCGTGACGTAGTCCCCCGCAGCGATATCCGTGATGATTCGCCCATTCAGAACGATGGTCGCGGTATCTGTACTGATAACAATCTGAGACATTTACCGCTCCTTATTTATTGAAATTGATGATGATATCGGCACTGTGAACAGCACCAGCATTCTTCACTGCTACCTGAACAACCGGGGATTTGCGTTCCTGCCTGTCTGCGGTTGACTGGTCTTTCAGGTCACCGGCCAGCACGTAATACCCGTTTTGCTCGATATTTCGCAGAAACATATCCCGATCCCCGAAGAAGTCAGGCAGCGTCCAGGTACCCGGATTGAACACCCCAGCCTTCACAAACCCATGCGTGGTTTTCTCTACACAGTCCTCTAACTGATCAACGCCATAATAGGTTTGTGGGACTTTAGTCGGCGTGGTTTTAAGGAGGTTGAAGGAATCCGTCTGCACTGCGTCAACGTAGGCCATCAGGTTATAGACGTTGTCGACAAAATCATTAGCACCGCTCGACAGCACGCAGGGAACGTCTTTAATCGTGGTGTAGATGTCGAGACCTACGCGCTTCGCTTTGTCGATCTCCGTCTGCTCATAACTTTCGGCCGGCACATTCATCGTTTTGAGGTGCAAAGTGATTGCAGTGCGCTCTCCGTTGAAATTAACGGTATGCGTGCGCGCCATATAGCTGACACCAAATTTCCGGTTGCCTGCTTTGCTGTAGAGCATGCGGAAATTACTCTGGCTGGCGAGTGTGACCGCCCATGCCGGATTAGACGGATCAACTTCCAGAGCAGCGGAGCCGGTAAACGTCTCATACACGATTACCGCGTTCGCTTTAGCCCATGAAGCGATCAACGGCACCTGCGCATCGAGAATTTTGTCGATGAAGGCCGCGCCTTTTACGTTGACCTGCGCTTTGAGTTTGCTGAGAGATTCCAGTTGTGTTTCAGGTGAAATCTCAGTTGATGCGCTACCATTTACCAGCGAAGCGCCGGAACCCTCCGCAACCGCCAGCAGATCGCCAATAAAAGAGCCACCATCCAGCACTGTCGGATAACCAACAACAGAGTTAGTCCCTGTCGATTTGCTGGTAATCGCTATACGGCTGCCATCAAAAACAACCGATGCAACATCTGGCGTAATTTTCGCCTGGATTTGGGCGATGACATCTGCCAGTGTCGTCGCCGTCATGCCATTAATTTCGGTCACATCGTGCTTCGTACCGTCAATCTCAATACTGAATGACCAGTCAGACTTCTCGCGTAACGCTGGCAGTACGACTGCCTGAGAAATCTCACCGCCACGCAGTACACCGCTGGTCGCAGGCAGCGTTTCCCCGGCAGCGTTCCAGTAACCGACGATCAGCGTGCCGCCCGCGGATACCGGGTTAGGACTGGTCCCGAAAAACACATTCGCAAAAGCTGCGGTGACCGAAGAAGCCCCCCAGTCCTGTTCGACAGCAGATGCACTTTTGTATGAACGCCAGCGTTCAGCGGTGCTCAATACCCCCGTCTGGCTGGTCAGAATTGCGCAGACGTTGATGTTATCGCGCGCCGCCGCCCGCCCCTCTTCGAGAAGCGTCACATTAATGACGTTATTAATTGATGCCGACATTTACTTGTCCTCTAAAAATTGAAACTGCGGCGTATCGATGCGCAGTGTCTGCACGTCCCGCGCAGGGGCATACTGAACATTGAAACTCAGGTGAACACGGTTGCCGTGGGACTGTCCCAGAAGTTGCCCCACATCGATGATGTTTGAGACGGCCATGATGGTGAGTGAATGCGTGCGGCGCAGTTCGTTGGCGTGCTGGCTTTCACTCAGCATCAGGAAGCTTTCAGCATTGACGTAAGCCTTATCCCCGTAAAACTCCAGGGCAATCGCGTGACTCACTGAGGCGCTATAAGTCATCACTTCAGCGTCACCATTAAAGCGCTGGCCCCGGGCCAGCACTGATTGCGGTAGTGAGCCGTTTACCACGATATAACTGGTGGAAAAGTCGGACGCCTGCACGTTCCGGCGGTCGAACTTGATCAGTTGCTCGTCGTAGTCCAGAAGGTCACGCACGAAACGCGCGACCGCTTTCAGATGGGGTTGTGTCATGGCGTTGGCACCAGTAGCGGGAGCCGGGTTTCCTCAGCTATGACGGCGCAGAATCCATAATCCATGTAATCAGCCGGGGACACGACCTTGTAGTCCTTCCCGCCCCTCTCGATAAACTGACCGGTTTCAATTTTCAGCCGCGCGTGAATCAGCAGATACTCTTTCGACCAGTCCAGACTATCCAGCGTCAAATTCTCTTTGTTCGCACTTTGCACCACCGCCAGAATGTCCTGGCTGCTAACAGTCACGGACGGTTCAAAATCGATGGTGGTTTCAGTACGGGTTTTGAGTTTTACAGGCTGTTCCCAGCCGATTAACGCGTCGCTCATATCAAGGTCTGATAAGTCGCTCACTTACGAACCTCCCACGTTATGGCACCACGCAGGGCGCCTGTATCAATTAACGGCGCAGACGATCCTTTAGCCTTTTTAGTTGCAGCAGTGATATCTGGCCACGTGCCATACCCGGCAGTCTCAAAGGCCTTCACGCTGATATTTCGCGCCGTCGCGCCTATCAAATTTAATGCGGTGTCAGCATCCATACGCCCGGAGCCTACGGCTTCACAGGCCTTTTCGATTGCCCGGTTAATTTCCGACTTTTTGAGGGTGAAAGGAGCGCGAAGAAAGGATCGTTCAGGAATCGTTATCTTGTGAGCCGCTGTAAATCCGCTAACCGGACCCATGAAGGTCTTGCGGGTAAACGTAGCTTTTCCACCGGTTGCCATATACCCCGTCCCGCCAGGGTGATCGATTTCAGCACCGAACTCGTGAACCGCCCCGATCTCAATTATCGATGTTCCGTCATCGTGGGTTTTATTTCCCACCTTGCCCGCTGGCAAACCTACGGCGACGTAATGGGTTTTCATCGCCTGAAGGTTCTTCAGATATTCCGTGGTTAGTCTTAAGGTTTCTTCTGGCGTCATGAGAAACACTCCGCCCTAACGAATCGCCAGCACGTGGACGCCCACCAGCTTACGTAACCTGATGTATTCCTGGCCGTAAGAACTGGAGGCATAACCATTGACTAGTGACAGTGATGTATGGATCAAACGGAGTAACCGGAAACAACCGGGAGTTCGAGGAAACAAACGGGAGGAAACCTTGAGTGGCAAGGCTTAACGATAGGTAAAGCTAGTCAACTGGTAGAAAACCACCCAATATGACAATTTTAGATCGTTCGACAACAAAGTTAAAAAGGTGTCATATATAGTTAGATCGTACTGCCGACTGTTTAATGGGATTTAAATTCGGCTTAAAACGTTATCACATGGAGGTTCAAAACAAAGCCAGCCAATTGGACATTTCTGTAATCAGCCAGCCTTGTTTTGCGTGCTTACGTTCGACGCTGGGCTATCCTTTTCAATGGAATCACATTGTCCGAAAATCTCTTTCTGTCGGACCGGATTTGAATCAGATAACTCAAGCACCGCAGGCATAAGCATCTTTAAGCCACCAGTGATAAATATCTCCATGACAGCTTCACGTTGGGCTTCAGTCATCCCCTGATAAATCATCATCCAGAGTGCTTGCTTCTCATCATTTGCTAAGCCACTTTTTGTCTTGAAATCCTCAACTCCCATAGATGGCTGTCCTTTGTTGCTATACCCAAGATAATTTTGGGTCCGTGCAGGCAATATCGATATATGGTATTCCGTGGCTTTAGTCCCTCCTCGTTTCCGCCGCACTCCGTCCAACCCTTCTGCGAGTTTTTCTAACTGCTTACGTACATTGGATACTCCACTTGGGAATCCGGGCATCCCCGCACACTCTTGAGCCGTAAACCAAGTTTGCTCATTCATCATTACCTCCTGTTTCCGATTTTTTCTGGCTCACAAAAAATTCGATTCGATTTTTTATGGTGTAAAAACATGCTTTCACAAAAATCAAAGACTTAAATTCGATTTATTGAGATTTGATTAAACCGACAAAAGACCGACAAAAAGATTGAATTCGATTTTTTGTGTGTTATATTTTTACACGTAAAGGTGAGCAGTTTAGTTCACCGCAACGAGTAAATATTTAAGGATCGCAGAATGATGACCAAAAGCCAAGACTGGCACCCTGAAGACATCAAAGCAGCGATTAGAAAACGCGGAATGACGACCAGTCAGTTATCCCGTTGTCATGGGCTAGCGGAATCAACATTACGTAACGTATTCCGTCACCACTGGCCCAAAGGGGAGAAAATTATCGCTGACTTTCTCAACATGGAGCCATCAGAGATATGGCCTTCGCGTTATCAGAATCTGACTGTTAAAGAGGTTGCATGATGGAGTTTTGGGTATCAGTGAAAGAATGCGTTGGCGTCTGTGGTTTCCCACAGGCTGAGTCTAATGCACGGAAAAAACTTGAGGATCTGGTTTGCGGTCGCAGTGAGCTACGCCGCAAACGTGCCGGCACCAAAGCATTTGAATACCACATATCAGTATTGCCACCAGAAGTTCGTGCTGAATTGCTGGCAACTCGTGGTTTGATTGAAACCTCATCCGGACTCATTACTTTGCCGCAAGAGCCTGAACGTGTGGCTGCTGACGACCTTGATCGTCAGCGTCTCTGGTCAGCCTGGGAGAAAGCAACAGGCGAACAGCGACTGCATGCAGAGCGTCGCACGAAAGCTGCCGCGCTGGTGGCTGAGCTGATGGCATCAGGTGTTGGCAACCGCAAAGCTATTACCCTTGCTGCCAAGCAACTGCAAATCAGTGAAGGAACGCTGCGCAATCTGTACTACAAAGTGAAGGACTTCAGCCCTGACCTCTGGGGACCGGTACTGCTCGATCGCCGCGTCCGCGAAAAACGCGTGACAGGACGTTCGGCTGAAATCTCTGATGATGCCTGGCAATTCTTCCTGGGCGATTATCTGCGCAACGAAGCCCCGTTTTTCTCCAAATGCTATGAACGGCTCGAAATCGCAGCAGAAACACATGGCTGGACCATACCGGCTGAACGTACCCTGCGTCGTAAGCTGGAACGTGAAGTTGATCCGCGCATTGTCGTTGCCACCCGTGAAGGTGAAAACGCCCTGGCACAGATGCACCCATCACAACAGCGCACCGTCGCGCAGTTGCATGCAATGGAATGGATTAACGGTGACGGTTATCAGCACAACGTGTTTGTCCGCTGGTTTAACGGTGAAATCATCCGTCCTAAAACATGGTTCTGGCAGGACGTCCACAGCCGCAAAATTGTCGGCTGGCGGGCTGATGTATCAGAAAACAGCGACAGTATCCGCCTGTCACTCATGGATACGCTGAAAACCTACGGGAAACCACAACACATCACGATAGACAACACCCGTGCAGCGGCGAACAAATGGTTGTCTGGTGGCGTTCCTAACCGCTATCGGTTCAAAGTCCGTGAAGATGACCCGATGGGGATCATTCCTCTGCTGGGTATCAAACTGCACTGGACTGGCGTTATCGGTGGTAAAGGCTGGGGCCAGGCTAAACCCGTAGAACGTGCCTTTGGTGTGGGTGGTCTGGGTGAGTACATAGATAAACACCCCGCACTGGCTGGCGCATTTGCCGGTGAAAACGTCAGTTCCAAACCGGAGAACTACGGCAGCCGCGCCGTTGATGTTGAGACGTTTATGGAAATTATCAGTGAAGGTGTCGCCATGTTTAACAGGAAGACCCAGCGTAAAACGGAAATGTGCCGGGGTGAACTGTCCTTTGATCAGGCTTTCGAACAAAGCTACAGCCAGGCTGTGATCACCCGTTTAACTGAAGAACAAATCCGCCAGTTCATGCTGCCGGCAGAGTCGGTTCGCGTGAAACCGACCGGAGAATTCACGATGGAAAGCGGCGGCTCCCTGTTTGGCCGCAAGAACACCTACTGGAGTGAGCAACTTGTCAGCCATCGCTCCCGCAAAATTACAGTCCGTTTTGATCCGCGCAACCTTCACAGTGAAGTGGCCTGTTACGACCTTGATGGCCGATTCCTCTGTATGGCGGAATGTCGCGCCGCAGTGGCGTTTGGTGATACCGAGGCTGGTCGTGAACACAACCGCGCCCGTCGCGAAATGATGCGCAGCACGAAGAAAGCAGCGAAGGCACTAAACCGCATGACAGCGATCGAAGTTAATGACCTGCTACCGAAGACAGAACATGCAGAGTTACCGGAACGTCATGTTGTTGAGCGCGTATTCAATATGGGTAATACCGTCAGACGTGTGCAGGAAATGCAGGACACGCAAACCGAGAATGACGTGATTTTTCAGACATTCGTTAATAAAGCAAAGCAGTCGCAGAAATAAAAAAAGCGACGTTGCGAGCGCCGCTTTGAATTAAGTGAATCAGTTTTAACACCTGATTAAGTACAGGCCATTCGAAAAATACAGGATTAATAATCATGACGCAAATTAACCATGATGTTGTGCGTAGTGCCATTCGTGAATTAATTGACAGCAAAGCGATTTCAGGCGCAGCTCTGGCACGTGAAACCGGCACCTCAACGGCTACGGTTTCTCAGTTTCTGAACGGGAAATATAAGGGCGATAACGATACAGTTGCCGCCAGCCTGAATACCTGGCTGGAAAGCCACACTGCCGCGAAAACCTCGCTGCCAGTAGCTCCGGATTTCGTTGAAACACCGACCTCACAAAAAATTCTCGCCACCCTGACGTGGGCGCAACTGGCCGGAACGATTGTGCTGGTATACGGCAATCCCGGCGTCGGTAAAACAAAAGCCATCAGACAGTATGCCGCGACAGGCAACAACGTCTGGCATATCACCGCCAGCAAGTCCCGCAGTAACGAACTGGAAACGCTGTACGAACTGGCGCTGAAAATGGGGATTTCTGATGCACCATACCGTCGCGGCGCATTGTCCCGTCTGTTACGCCAGCGTCTGCCGGATACGCGTGGTCTGATCGTCGTGGATGAAGCTGACTGGCTGAGTCTGGATGCCGTTGAAGAATTGCGAATTCTCCAGGAGGAATGTGGCGTGGGGCTGGCACTGGTGGGTAACCACAAGGTCTATGACCGTCTCACCGGTGGCCAGCGCAGCGTGGACTTTGCCCGCCTGTTCTCCCGCGTGTCCAAGAAGTACGTCATCAATACCGTTTCCGCTGGTGACGTGGACAGTTTCTGCGATGCCTGGCATGTCTGCGGACAGGAGGAACGGAAACTGTTGAAGATGATCGCCCGTCGTCCCGGTGCTCTCCGTTCTCTGTCTCACATCCTCCCGCTGGCGGGGATTTACGCGCAGGGCAAGGGTGAGACCATCGGCACGTCACACATCCAGTCTGCGATGCTGGAACTGGGTCACAGCAATCTGAACGAGGAATAACACCATGATTACTGAACGTATTGCAGAACACATCAGCATGGCAGAGGCGGCGCAGAACTGGCTTCGCTCCCGTGGTAGCCGTGTCACTGACGTTCGGGTTTTCATGCGTCGCCCGTTACTGGAGATTGTCTGCCCACCAACAGATCTGGTGCGTAGTGCATCCCGTATATCGGAAACACACAACGGCGGCACCCGCTCCGTCTGGGTAGCCAGTCTGGAGGGTTGCCGGGTTATCTGGAGGTAAGTATGGGCTGGAGTACGGGGAGAGCCTGGTCACGCGAAGAACTCCTTATTCTGGAACAGAACGCGGGAAAGGTAAGTGTAAGCGGTCTGGCGCTGCAACTGGGGCGTTCTAAACAGTCCGTGCAGAATTGCGCCATTCGGCAGGGTCTTTCGCTGCGCATCAGAGCAGGAAATGATGACGACGCATATTTGTGTCGTGAGCTTTACAAGGAGGGGCTGACCATCTCGGTTATCGCCGAAAAAATGGAAATGTCCCGTAGTCAGGTATTTAACATTATTTATAGAGGTAATTAACGGAGGTGTGAGATGGCTAAACAGGTAATCACCATTATTCTCGAGGATGATGCGGTAATTAAAAACGGGGAAATGGTTAAAACCGGTGAGAACTCAGGAAAGCTCGCTATCAGTTTTCACCTTAACAACGCCAATGATGATGGTTCATTTTCGTATCTGGTTGCGGAAGGACTGTCAGCTATTTTTCCAATGGCTATCCAGCAGGTCACTGAATTTGCAAAACAGAAAGTTGATCTGGATAACCGTAAAATTATTAAACACTGAGGTTTACATGAAAGCACCCAAAAAGCCCCGCGCAAAATCAGCCGCTGCTGTCGCCGTTCCTCAATGCCGCGATGACGTAATCAGCGACATCCGCAAGATTGGCGATATTACTCGTGTCATTCTGCGTCGTGAAACGGAACTGAATGACAAAATCGCGGCCCTGACAAATGATGTTGCGCCTGGTATTGAAGCGCTTAAAAAAGAGCTTGGTCGTCTGCAAACTGGCGTTCAGACATGGTGTGAAGCCAATCGAGCAGAACTGACGAAAGACGGCAAGACCAAGACGGCTAACCTGACAACGGGGGAGGTTCGCTGGCGTAAACGCCCCCCCAGCGTCACCATTCGCAAAGTTGAAGATGTTATTGCGTTACTCAAGAAATTCAGTCTGGATAAATTTCTTCGCAATAAAGAGGAAATTAATAAAGAAGCAATTCTTGCATCACCGAATGAAGTTAAGGGAATTGCAGGAATATCCATTAAATCAGATGTTGAGGATTTTGAAATAATCCCATTTGAACAAACAGTCACTGACTAATTAACTGCCTTAAGTTTCCAATATATTAATACGGCATGCCTGCCGGGGCTTCGTGCACCCGCAGGTAGCCAGAAGAGGAAAACATGAACAAATATCAATATAAAGATGTGGACGAGGCTCTGAGGGCAGCGGGAATGCTGGAAAGGATTAGAACCATTGTCTCAACAGCAATAGAAAACGGCTGGTCAGTCAGTGACGTGATGAAAACTATTCAGCGTGAAATTGCGCTGATTACAGACGAATTTGATGCGAAAAAAAACAAAGCTCACGACGACATGGTGAGGCGTGAGCTTGGCCTGGATTCCTCTGCGGTTATACACCCGGAGGATTATCTGCGGACGTTATTCAGAATCGTGGCGTTGGGTGGTCGGAGGAAAGGGTCTTGAATCCCATAACTTATTGAATAGTGTCTCGATGAACTCCCCCGCATCACTGCCGGTTCGTTCATCTTTGTAGCATTCACGCAGAGAATAAGCAGTACGTGTACGGGCAATAATGTCATTAGCATCCCGCATGTCGATAACGCCTTTTTCGACGAGCTTAATCAACAGATTACCTGTGAGAATAAAGGCTGCGATATCAAAGTTCTTGTCGGTCGGTGCACCGGACATAAGTTGCTCCTTAGGTTGTAATAAATATGGCGGCTCACTTAAGCCGCCTTTAACCGGAGGTACGATCATGAATCGCACATCCCTGATTAAGTTAATCCATGTTGCCCGCCGCAAGCTACAACTGGACGATGACACTTACCGTTCAGTGCTTCATCGCGTAACGGGAAAGCAAAGTTGTCGTGATCTGAAGGTCGGTCAACTGGAGGATGTACTGAAGGTACTGGAGGATAAGGGGTTTAGACGTACCCGCCCCCGTTCTCCGGCTCGCCGTCATCGTGAAACAGATATCACCGCAAAGGTCCGCAGTATCTGGCGGCAGATGCATCTTGATGGGTTTATCCGTGATGGCAGCGATACCGCACTGGATACGTTCGTCGCGAAGATGACTGTCAGAACCAACAAAGGTAAAGGTATCGCCAGCCTGGCATGGTGCCGTGGCGATAATCTTCTGATGGTGCTGGAAAGCCTCAAGCAATGGCATCTGAGAGAAATGACAGAGGCGCTGAGTCCGCGAGACCTGGCATTTCAGGATCATCGGGGTTATGACGCCATCAACAGCCTGTATTCCAGTAAAGTAAGAAAGGTGCGCACATGAGCGAAAAGCAGAATGACCTGTTTGGTGATATCCAGGATGACAGCATTCTGGAGCACCTGGACGATGACAGTTCGGCGGAAACTGTGCGTTTTCCTGCACTGCTGACAGAACTGAATACGCTGCTGCGTGGCGAACTGACAAAGCATGGCGTGGACCCACGTATCTCTCTGGAGCTGGTTTACGCGATTAGCTGTCAGATTGGCGGCATGCAGATTTATTTCCCACGCGGCCAGACTCTTGAATCACTGATTCGTGATATGAAAATCTGGCGTGATTTCAATGGCAGAAACATCACAGAGTTGGTTGAGCGTTACCGTGTTACCTATAAAACGGTGTATAAAGCCATCAGACGCATGCGTAAACTAGAGCACCGCAAGCATCAACTGGACCTGTTTGGCAATTAAGGATGTTGTTTTATGAGAATGTTGTTATTGATCCCATTGTTACTGGCGTCGTTATCGGTTTCAGCGACTGACTCTTTACTCGAAAAAGTAAAAGAGTCAGTTTCTGGTGTTACACCTATTGATGCCACAGAGTGGTATAAAAAAGGCGATACAAATTTCGCTGAATATGAAGGCGAGTACCGAGGCGTCAAACAGAAAATTAAAGTGGCTGTAAAAACTGGTGAAATCCATATTAAATCTGAAGTTGATAGAGGTGACTTAGCAAAAGATATGGATGCTTTCATGAGAGAGTCTACACTGCGGTGTAACCTGATTTTTAGAAGCATCATTTTACCAGCGGATAAACTGGCAGCTGTGACAGACTGGAATAACGATGAATCTGACGGATTTGAGTTCATGGAAGCCGAAACAGTGTCTGAATCAACCAGACATGAGGCCATGAATGGTGCACCCCATAAAAATATTTATGGGTGGGATGTTAGTATTCGGAGAGAATTAGGAAAAACAGCCTGCTCAGCAATAAAGAACTAATACAATGAAGCCGGTTAATCCGGCTTTTTTTTCGTCCGGCACATGATGGAAGGGAAATTTAACCCACTTCCAAAGGTGCCGTTTTATGAGCAACACCCCCGATTCTCCCGCATTTCGCAATGCTCTTGCTTTCGTGCTCAGCGCAGAACGCGGATATGTCAATGACCCCACTGACCGTGGCGGTGAAACCAACTTCGGTATATCAGATAAACGCGACGGTGTTGCCGATGGCATGACCGACGTTAATGGCGATGGCAAGCCTGATACGCGTATTCGTGATTTAACGGTTGAACAGGCCGGACAGATTTACTTCCGTGACTACTGGTATCCGGCGTATTGCCAGTTTTGGCCGGATGATATAGCCCTGTTTGTCTTTGACTCTGCCGTCCAGCATGGCGTCAAAAAGGCTGTCCAGTTGCTTCAGGAAGCTGCGGGTTTCACCGGCAAAAGTGTTGACGGTATCGCCGGTAAAAACACCCGCGCAGCCGTTGAACGAGCTGACCCTGACTGGCTGCTGAACCGTTTATTTCTGCGTCGTTCCCGCTATTACGCCGACATCATCAAATCAAACCCTTCACAGGGCAAGTTCCTCAACGGCTGGTTTAACCGCCTGGACAACCTCGCTGACGCCTGTCGTGAGATTTCCGGTGTCCGCTATTCGGTAGCCCGGAGCTGATATGGGCAAGGGATGGGACGCTTCGCTGAAACAGGGGCGACGTGACCGGCTGCGGCAGGAAGTGCTTCACCGAATGGCAGGCGGCCCCGTCCCTGTTCCGACAAGTTATGCAGGTCATGACGGTACACACGCCAGTTACTACATGCGCGGCTGGTCATCCGTCGATATCAGAGACATCGTCTGGCAATGCCAGCGATACAAGGAAAAACATAATGTTTAAATCGTTTAGCTACGACTGGTTAAAGCTGGCGCTGGTACAGGTTTTGCGCTCCGGATGGAGCATTGTCATTCTCGTCGGTTTGTCGTTGTTTATCTGTAGTTTTACGGGGCGTCACGCCTTTCTGGTCTGGTGGCTGGCGTTGTCCGGTGTGGTCCTGGTCGGGTTCAGCATCTTTCTTGGCAATCTGCCTTACAGGCTTCTTAAACCTGAAACGCACATCAGCCGGCATGCCTGTTTCTGGTCGTGGGTTGTCTGGGGCGTTGGGTTCGTTCTTATCTGCCTGAGTCCACTTTATGCCAGCCCGCTGTACCTCCTTTTCCTTGAACCACTCGGCGCAGCCACAGGATTTCTGTTCTGTCAGTGGGTTGCACGTAAGGGGCTGCTTGTATGGATCCAGTAACCCTCACCACCATTGCCTCCGTTCTGATGAAGGCCGGACCGTCATTACTGCGTACTGTGGGCGGCTGGTTCGGTGGTGACACCGCCAGAACGGCAGATTCTGTGGCGGGGATCGTTGAGAACGTCAACAGCGTCATTAACCCGCAGGACCAGCAGCGAGTGCTTGAGCAGAAACTGGCGGCGCTGCCGCCAGAACAGTTCGTCCAGCTCCAGTCCCTGAAAGTCCAGATTGAGCAATTCCAGCTTGAGTGGGACAAAGCCGTACTGGCTGACCGTCAGGCTGCTCACCATGAACAGCAGGAAACCATCCGTAACGGGGACAACGCCACGGATGAATATGTCCGTCAGACCAGACCGCTGATGGCCCGGCTGTCGCTCTACAGCAGCATTGCGTATGTGATGCTGATGTCTGTGGGTCAGCAGGCTGGCGCGGTATCCGGTGCTTTTGGTCATGCCTTCTCCATGCCATCACCGGACTGGGATATCGCACTCATGCTGGCGACACCGGCGCTTGGGTATCTCGGTTTTCGCACCCTTGACGGGTTCGCCCGGTACAGCAAATCAAGCAAACACAAAACGATGGCGGCGGGTAGATGACGGATGAACTGGACAAGGCCAGCGGCCTTGAGATGGCAGACCGTGAACGGGCATTAAATGCTCAGTTAAACAGGGTTAAAGAATCCCCTGACACTCCAGGCCACTGCAACGACTGTGGTGACGAAATTGACCCGAAACGACTGGCGGCCATGCCGGATGCCGTGACCTGCATTGACTGCCAGACACTCAGGGAGACGGCATAAATGGAATGGGAAACCGTAAGAAGTAACTGGGCTGTCATCTGGGCCGGACTGATGTCCGGAATCAATATTATCCACCTGCTGCTGGTAAAAACCTATGCCCGCCGGGAAGAGATGGAGAAAGTTAACAGCCGGATGAGTGCACTTGAAAAGGCCATCGACGGGATGCCGTCGCGACAGGAACTCCACCAGTTGCAACTGGATATGAGCAACCTGCGCGGCGAAATACGGGAGTTCTCCGGAATGCTCCGGCAGGCCACACGTATCAGCGATCTGTTGCTGGAAAACGAACTGAAGGAAAAAAATTAAGAGGCTATGAGCATGCAAGAAATCCTCAACAGCGACCAGCGTCTGGTCATTCTGCGCTCACTGGTGGAGTGCGGAGACAGCGCAAACGAATCCATTCTACAGACCTGCCTTCAGACTTACGGCCATCGGGTTTCCCGTGACACCGTCCGCACCCTCCTTGCGTGGCTACGTGAACAGGGACTCGTCACCCTGTCAGATGTCTCCGGGTGTTACGTCGCCGGCATCACTGGACGCGGTGAAGATGTGGCCTTCGGGCTGGCGACGGTCCCCGGCGTCAAAAAACCACGTGCGCGGGAGTGACTATGGAACGGGCCAGAATACTTCAAATGTTAATGACCTGCCGCCAGCAGGCGGAACAGTTGCGCCGCCTGTCAGGTCTGGCGGAACGTCGGGAGTCCGGTGAAATTGGCATATCAGCGAATGCGCTTTTTCAGGCCGCTGTGATCATTGATTCCCTTATCAGTGCAAATGAAAAAGCACTGGAAGGCATTGCGCGGCTGGACCGCTCTGAAACCCAGCTTATCGGAGAGCGTGATCAGGTCATCGCCGCACTGGACAGCATGTATGAGGCTGTAACCGGTGCGCCCCCGGAGTGGAGCAGCGCATTTGGCTTTACGGATGCGATTAACGGCGTGACAGAGCGTATTTTTGAACTGGAGAATATCAGCCATGACTAAAGCCCTTAAGCCACTGAGCAGTAGCCAGCGTGACATTATCCGGAAAATGGCCGCCATTCTCGTCTGTGCGGAAATTGAAGTCAGAGCCATTGCGCCACGGTTTGAAAAATCGACGGGTAAAAAATACAACTCCGAATCCGCTGATTCGTATCTGAACACATTCCTCAACAGCAACCCGGAATATAAACGCGTCTGGAAGTTGCTGCTGAAAGACAAATCCAGCGTTGAACGTGACTTCCTTGACCGTATGAGGAGGGAGAATGGCAAGTGAACGCCAGACGCGCGGACGACCTTCAAAGATTGATTTGCTCCCGGATGCGGTCCGGGAGCAACTTCATCAGATGCTACGCGACAAACGACATACCCAGGAAGAAATCCGCGAAGCGATTAACGAGTTGATCAACGAATATAACCTTCCGGAGGACATGCAAATCAGCCGTACCGGTCTGAACCGCTACGCAAGCCGCATGGAAACGATGGGGTCAAAGATTCGCGCTTCACGCGAGATGGCTGAAATATGGGCATCAAAACTTGGCTCAGCGCCGACGTCTGACGTCGGAAAATTACTGCTGGAGTTTGTCAAAACACTGGCCTTTGAAACCTCAATGGAAATGGCTGACAGCGATAAAACTGTCGAACCAAAAGCGCTGGGCCAGCTTGCGCTTGTCGCCCAGCGACTGGAAGCTGCAGCGATGGCAAGCCACAAACGCGAGAAAGAAATCCAGCAGGAGTTTGCGAAAAAAGCCGCTGCGGCCGCAGAGACCATTACCCGTTCTGCTGGTCTGTCTGCTGAGACGGCGGCTGATATCAAACGTCAGATTCTGGGGATTGCAGAATGACGACGATGACGCCGGACAGAACACTCACCAGTCAGTCCGCTGCGGCTATCCTGTCGGGCGAGTTCGACAAAAGCCAGCTACTGCTTCCCTACCAGAAGCGGTGGATTGCCGACTCCTCTCAACTGAAGATTGCCGAGAAGTCGCGTCGTACCGGTCTGACCTGGGCGGAAGCGGCTGACGCGGCCCTCAACGGCTCAATGTCGGTGGAGGCTGGCGGGTGCGACACGTTCTACGTCGGCACAACGAAAGACATGGCCCGTGAGTTTATTGATGCCTGTGCCATGTGGGCGAAAGCCTATGACCGCGCCGCGTCTGGCATTGGTGAAGAAGTGCTGAAGGATGAAGACAAAGACATCCTGGTCTATGTCATCCAGTTCGCCAGTGGCTACAAAATCAAGGCGCTGTCGTCTAACCCGTCGAACCTGCGTGGTATGCAGGGTAACGTCATCATTGACGAGGCCGCATTCCAGGCTGACCTTGCAGCGGTACTCAAGGCGGCGCTGGCGCTGACAATGTGGGGGAATAATGTTCGCCTTATTTCCACCCACAACGGTATTGATAACCTGTTTAACACCATCATTACCGACAGCCGGGCCGGGAAAAAACGCTACTCTGTCCATCACGTCGATATTGAAACGGCCATTGCTGAGGGGCTGTATCAGCGCATCTGTCAGGTCACAAAAAAAGTCTGGTCTGTGGAAGCCGAAGCGGAATGGCTGGCTAACCTGCTGAGCGACACGGCTACAGAGGAAGATGCCCGCGAGGAATACTACTGCGAGCCGAAGAACGGCGGTGGCGTCTATATCGCACGTTCCCTGCGCGAACGCGCGGCCAGAGGTCCGACCGTTGTCCTGCGCTTCACTGGTACGGCTGATTTTAACGCGATGCCGGACGGGCTGCGCCGTGTGGACATGCAGGAATGGCTGGAGACGGTCGTACTTCCCGAACTGGAGAAACTGCCGCAGAACCTGCGCCACTGTCTGGGGGAAGACTTTGCGCGTAATGGTGACCTGACCGTGTTTGCACCGGTGACAGTCAACGATGACACGACGCGCAACGTCCCGTTCCTGGTGGAACTCAGCAATGTGCCATTTAAACAGCAGGAGCAGGCGCTGTTTTATATCTGTGACAGGCTTCCCCGCCGTGACGGCATCAAGCTCGATGCGCGGGGTAACGGTCAGTATCTGGCAGAACAGGCGGCGGAAAAATACGGTGATGAAGTTGAGCAGGTGCAGCTTTCCGTCAAATACTACCGGGAAAACATGCCCCGGTTCCGTGCGGCATTCGAAGACAATGAACTGGTACTGCCAAAACATGAAGATGTGATCACCGACCTCGGCGCAATTCAGCTTTATCGCGGCGTACCTGGCATTGATGATGCACGCACTACCGGCACCGATGGCCGCAAGCGTCACGGTGACTCCGCTATCGCTATTTTTCTCGGTTTCCTCGCCAGTCGCGAGGACTGCCGGCGTTATGAAGTCTACAAGTTAAAGAAACCTTCCCGCCCCGATGAGCGTAATGAACACCGTCAGGTCCGCATCACACGGGGTCTTAAAAATCAGCGGGGATTACTCTGATGTTTAAACAACTAACCGGAGCCGTTCGTCGGCTGTTCAGTCCTGCCACGGGGGAAGTTGTCACCGTGAACAAGGACGAGCTGAAACAGACGCAATCCGCAGCGGCGGTAATGAGTGTACGTTCCCCCTCGGCAGGTATCAGCGTTGCCAGTACGCTGAGTCCCGGCAGGCTTGCGGGGATTTTACGTAATGCAGCCGATGGTCATGCCCGTGATTTCTTCATCATGGCGGAGGAACTGGAGGAACGTGACCTCCACTACGCCAGCGTTTTACGTACGCGCAAGCTGACGGTTTCCGGGATTGAACCTTCGGTGGAGGCCGGGAGCGATTCCCCTCGTGATGTGGAAATCGCAGATGATATCCGTAATCTCATGGCGCAACCGCAGGTTCCTGAACTGCTGTTCGATCTGCTGGACGGGCTTGGTAAAGGGGTTGGTGTCTGCGAAATCCTCTGGAATACCAGCACCACACTCTGGAAACCCCGCGATTATGAATGGGTTGATCCGCGCTTTCTGAAACCTGACCGGGAAACCCTGCGTGATTTCAGGCTACTGACGGACAGGAACCCCATTGATGGTGAACCATTGTCACCGGGGAAATTTATCGTCCATAAACCCCGCCTGAAATCCGGTTTGCCCTTGCGTAACGGTCTGGCGCGTCTGGTGGCCGTTATGTATATGCTCAAGTCCTACACCGTCCGGGACTGGTGGGCGTTTGCTGAAAAATTTGGTATCCCGATTGTAGTGGGTAAATACGGCAACAATGCCAGCCCGGAACAAATCCAGACATTGCTGGATGCGATTGCATCACTGGCATCAGATGCCGGCTGCGCAATCCCCGATTCGATGAAACTGGAGATGCAGGAAGCGGCGAGCCGTAACAGCGGTGGCACTCTCTTTAAAGAGATGGCCGAATGGTGTGACGCGCAGATTAGTAAGGCCGTACTGGGGCAGACCATGACCACCGATGACGGCAGTTCACGTGCTCAGGCGGAAGTCCACAATGGTGTGCGTATGGACATCGCCAAATGGGATGCCTGGCAGTTATCCAACACGCTGTCTGAATTCCTTGTCCGTCCCTATGTGGATATGAATTACGGGCCACAGGAGCATTACCCCCGCGTCGTTCTGCGCATCAGCAAACCGGAAGACCTTAAGGTACTGGTGGATGCACTGTCGCCACTGATTGACCGGGGTATGGAAGTTCAGATGTCAGAGATCCGTGACAAATTCGGGCTGTCTGAACCGGAGAAAGGCGCAAAAATTCTGACACCAACGGCGCAAATGGCTAACCCACTACCGGCCATGAACCGTGAGCAGACTGCACTTAACCGCAGCCAGCCTGACGCCCTTGATATGATGGTGGATGACGCCATGAAAGACTGGCAGCGTACCGGCGATGCGTTCACCAGTCCGGTGCTTGCGCTGGCAAAGAACTCTGACAGTTTTGAATCTTTTCTCGCTGGTCTGCCGGCGCTTCAGAAAGAACTTAATGCGGATGAGTTTGCGACGCAACTGGCGATGCTCTGTTTTAAAGCCCGGTCGCTGGGAGATGTAAACGATGGCTAAGCCGGTCAGCGATAAATACAGCATTATTCCCCAGGAAGCACTGGCCTGGCTGAAGGCGAAAAAGCTGAAGCCGGGATTTGATTACCGTGATGTCTGGATGGAAGAACACAGCATCGGCTTTACTGTGGCAAAAATGACGCAGCTTGATTTGCTGGCGGACGTTCGCCAACTCGTGGAGGACGCACTGGAGAACGGCCAGACCTTTGAGCAGTTTCGCGAGGTTCTTAAACCTATGCTGGTCAAACGTGGATGGTGGGGACAGCAACTGATGGATGACCCCCTGACCGGTGAAACCCGTACTGTCCAGCTCGGCAGTGACCGCCGGATGCGCGTTATCTATGACACTAATATGCGGACCGCCCGCGCGGCGGGACAATGGCAGCGTATTGAACGGACCCAACGGGCAATGCCTTATCTTGTCTACACCGTCGGACCCTCACGTGAGCACCGTGCAGAACATCTGCGCTGGAAGGATGTCTGTCTACCGGTGGACCATCCCTTCTGGCGAACACACATGGGGCCGAACGGCTGGGGCTGCAAATGCGGTGCACGGCAAGTCAGCCGGTATGAGTATGAGCAGATGAAGGCCAACGGCACTATCAACACGGAAGCCCCTGAAGTCCGCACGGTCAGGTGGGTTAACAAACGCACCGGCGAAGAAGAGACCATTCCGGAGGGGATTGATCCCGGCTGGGCGTACAACCCCGGAATCTCCCGCAGTCGCGAGCTGGATGAACAGCTACGCAGAAAACAGGACGCGTTTGACAGTCATTCGCCACAAAGATAAAAATCATCCCACAACGCGCGTGGCGGCATTAACGATTATTACGTCATGACGGCATATGAAAAAATCGTTAAACGCGCCACAGCGTTTTTAAACGTGTTTTAAACGCGGTTTCATGCCGCGTTTACAGTGAAGCCGGTTAATCCACCTGCATCCCCGTTTCCCCCCACACTGTCCGGAAGTAAACAACGTGACCGGACAACACCATGAACCCGAACAATACGGAACTGCTGGCGCTCTGCTTTCAGCTTCCTGACCTTACCGATGATGCATTGCCTGAATGGCTGCCGATGATACCGGCGGGAACCTTTACAGGGCGTGATGGCCGTTCATGGGTGAACAATAATCCTGAAGCCATCATTCGTGCCTCGATGGCTTATCCAAAGCTCCCGTTTGATATCGAGCACTCCACCGAACTGAAAGGCCCGAAAGGCGATGAAGCCCCGGCTTATGGCTGGATTGACGGCTATCGCGTCAGTGATGGCGTGGTGGAGGCGCACGTTGAATGGACTGATGACGGCGTGGCGCAGCTGCGCGGCAAGAAGTATCTCTATTACAGTCCGGCCTTTCGGTTCACTGCGGACGGTCAGGTCACCCGCCTGTCCAGCGCCGCGCTGACCAACAAACCCAACCTTGATTTACCCGCACTCAACTCTGAGGAAAACACGATGACCGTACCTGTCCAGATTGTGACAGTACTTGGCCTCGCGGCCACTGCCACAGCAGACGACGCAGTAAAAGCCATTCAGCAGATTAAGACCGCCGAGCAGGTGGCGCTTAACCGCGCTGAGAATCCTGACCTGACGAAATTCATTCCGGTAGAGACCCACCAGTTAGCACTTAACCGTGCGGAAAGTGCTGAAAGCAAACTCAATGAGATTGCCATCAAAGAATCAGAAGCTCTGGTGGACAGTGCCATCGAGTCGGGGAAAGTCGCACCGGCTAACCGCGAAATGTATCTCGCCACCTGCCGCTCTGAAGAAGGCCGCCAGCGATTCTCTGAATTCGTGAAAGCGGCACCGGTCATTGTCAGCAAGACCACGACGACCAAAAAAGAAAGCACCGAAGGTCACGCCTCGCTTTCTGACGAAGACCTCGCGATGTGCCGCCATATGGGCATCAGCGAAGAAGAATTCCTTTCCGTTCGTAAGCAGGAGAAATAATTCATGCAGGTATCCGCAGAAGTATTGCATGCCCTGACCACCGCACTGAGCGCCGCCTTTACCAAAGGTGTTGGTCGTGTCAATCCGCAGTATCGATCCATCGCCACGGTTATCCCCAGTTCCGGCGCATCTAACACTTATGGCTGGGTTGAAGACTTCCCGACCATCAAAGAATGGATCGGGGCGCGTCAACTGAAAGAACTGGCTCAGGCCGGGTATGTCATTACCAACAAGACCTGGGAAAACTCGGTCAAGGTTAAGCGTGAAAAAATCGAGGACGATCAGATTGGTCAGTATTCCGTGATTGCTGAGCAGCTTGGCCGCGATACCACGATTTTCCCGGACAAACTGTCGTTTGAGTTGCTGTGCAAAGGCTTCGATACGCTGTGCTGGGATGGTCAGTATTTCTTCGATACCGATCACCCTGTTGGTACATCCACCAAATCGAACGTTGTGGGCGACCCGGCGACCGATACGGGTGAGCCGTGGTTCCTGATTGATGCAACGCATGCGCTGCTGCCCATCATTTATCAGGAACGCCGTCCGTTTAACTTCATCGCCCTTGATGATCTCACCAGCGAGCGCGTGTTCCTTCAGAACGAATTCGCCTACGGGACCGATGGCCGCAGCAACGTTGGTTTTGGTTTCTGGCAGACCTGTGTGGGATCAAAAGCCGCACTGAACAAAGCGAACTATGAAGCCGCCGTCTCCGCAATGATGGGTATCACGGACTCTAACGGCGAACCTCTGGGCATGAATCCGACATTGCTGGTCGTCGGTAAGAATAACCGTGGTGCGGCCAAAGCGCTGATTGAAGCGGTTACGGCTGATGGTGGCGGTTCAAACATCTATTACAAGGATGTTGATCTGCTGGTCTCTCCTTACGTCAAAGCATGACGTCATTACGTAAAAAATCACGTAACGCCGGATTAAGGAGGGGTTAACCCTCCTTTAAACCCACCCTGAATGAGGTTTAAAAAGTGAGTGGAAAAGTTAATAAGTCAGCCGCTGGTAAGACCGGAACCACTTCGGAAAAGAAAGCCGACAAAGCAACGAAGAATACGACTGTCCCGGCGCAACCGACACCGGTGGCACCAGTTATTACTGATGACAGTCAGACATCACAACCGACGGTTGCAGCTTCAGATGTCGCATCTGACCCGGAACCTGTACCCGGTGACGGTGGAATAACGGCTATCCCGGCCACAGTCAGCCTTGTCACCATGCCGGGCGAGAACACGGGTGATGACCTGAGAAAACATCTCTGGCAGGAAACGCTGGCACATGACCATTCAGAGGCTGTTCGCATTGCTGAAAATGTCGTGGTGCTGGAGGTCCGCGCCATTCCTGAAAATGGTTTTCACCGGGCAGGCCGATTCTGGCCGCACGATACGGTGCATGTGTTTGTCAGCGATAACCCGGATGAACAGATTCTGGAAGATGCCGGTGGTAAGCCGCTACAGGGTTGCGTGATCAGCACCGACACAGCCCTGCGTCTGAAGGCTGAAAAGATGCTGATTGTGACCGAACTGGCGACCATTGCCGGGACTGAAGCCAACGTGGAGAGCGAATAATGGGCATCTACGTAACGCGTGAAGACCTGCTGGCAACCGATGGTGACCGCGTCTGGAACATGGCAATCAACAAAGAGACGCAGCAGCTTGACGAAGAAAAGATCCAGCGTGCGATTGATGATACTGATGCAGAAATTAATTCCTTTCTGGCAAAGCGTTATCAGTTGCCGCTGAACCTTCCGATCCTGCCGAGTCCGTTGCGCCGGGCGGCGGTTTCCATCGCGTTCTACTGGCTGTCTGAACGGGACCATCAGATCACCGATGAAATCCAGAAGCGTTACGACGAAGCCCTCCGCACCCTGCGTGAAATCGCCAACGGCACCCGTGACCTCGGTGTGCCGTCTGACACCCCGGTCCCTGAGACCGACACTGGAAAGCTGATCATCGTCAGTGAAAACCGTCGTCTGTTCACCCGTAACAACCTGAAAGGGGTGCTGTGATGGGAATTACTGTCGAGGTCAGAGGAGACCAGAAGCTTCAGGACATTCGCCGTGCGATTGAGCGACTGGCTGACCAGTCGCTGCAACAGGAGCTACTGGAGAGCATTGGCGCTGTGGTGGAGTCACAGACCCGCCGACGTATCTCCAGCGAGAAATCCAGTCCTGCCGGTGAGAAGTGGCAGGACTGGTCTGACAGCTACGCGAAAACCCGACACAGCAACCAGAGTCTGTTACAGGGCAACGGCGACCTGCTCGACAGTATCCAGTATGTGGTCAGCGGCTCTGTCGTTCGTGTGGGTACGCCGCTTGATTATGGCCGGACGCATAACGAGGGTTTTTCCGGCTCGGTGTCTGTGTCAGCCCATAAGCGCCTCATCTCACAGGCATTTGGTCGGGCGCTTAAACACGGGGTATGGCAAACCGTGGGGGCGCATAAACGTATGTTAAACATCCCGCAGCGTGAATTCCTCGGCCTGTCCTCCGGGAACAGTCAGGAACTGCTGCACGTCATCGGGGATTTCTGGAATGAGGTTCTGCAATGAGTGAGCGTCCGGCATTTGTCACCCTGGGCAGCACGGTCAGTGCCGCCGAGAATATTGTTAACTGGCTGAAAGCTGAACTTGAGGGTGAAAAACAACCAGACCGGGTTGAAAAGTTGGAACGTCACATCGGTCAGTTTAACACCCCGGAACAGGTCAAAAGCTATATGTCCGGGCGTGGCGGCAGTATCCGTATAGCAGCCTTGCGGGTCAGAAACATCCAGAACCGTCGCGGCATGACCGGCCTTGTGACCTGGGCGGCCTACATCATGATGGCTGATTTCTGGGGATACCCGCGCGATGCCCGCTGTGAGGTTATCGCCGGACGCCTTGCCCGTCGTATCAGTTGTCGTGAAGCGGCTGCGGGCATGAAGGCTGAGCGTATGGCTGAGAACATTGCCGCTGAAAACCTCTGGTCGGGTGGCCTGGACAATCTCGGGATCACCATGTGGGCCGTTACATGGGAACAGGAATTCCGTCTTGATGATGAGATAGACCTGTCCACGCTGCCGGAATTCCTGCGACTGGGTGCAACCATTGTGGTGAACGGACAGCCGGTAAGCGATGAGCCGCAAATCATAAACGTAAGAGAAGGACAGACTGATGACAAAGAAAATGATTAAGCCATCACGGGCGGGCCTGCTCGTTCGTAAGGCTGATGGCAGTCACCTTGCCGCTGATGGCGAGACACTGCCGGTCAATGCGTACTGGCTGCGCCGTGAAAAAGAAGGCGATGTGAATATCACTGAGCCACCGAAGTCCCGCACATCTAAAACCGATAAGGAGGCATGATGTCCATCGGTAATATTCCTGATGATATTCGTGTCCCGCTGGTCTGGATCGATATCGATAACTCTATGGCGATGAGTGCCGCGCCGGCACAGTCCCGAAAAATTCTGGTTGTGGGTCAGCAGCTCGCCAGCGCGACTGCTTTACCGTTGACGCTGAATCGTATTACTGGCGACAGCATGGCCGATGAACTCTATGGCCGTGGCTCGATGCTGGGTGAAATGGCAAAGATGGTCCGTAAGGCCAACAGCTACACCGAGATGTATGCGATGGGACTGGAGGATATTGCCCAGGGCGCCGCAGCGAGTGCCACAGTCACGATGCTCGGCACCGCCACTCAGGCCGGTACACTGGCACTGATGATCAATGGCGTGTCTGTCCAGGTCGGGGTCAGCATCGGTGATGAAGCGGAAACCATTGCCGGCAATATCATCACTGCGATTACCGCAAAGCCTGCCACTCAGGTCACCGCCACAGCAAAAGCTGAGGCTGCTGCAACGGTAGTGCTGACCGTGAAGTGGAAAGGTGTCACGGGAAATGACAGCGATGTGCGCCTGAACTATTACGCCGGAGAAAAAACACCTGCCGGCATCAGTGCAACACTGACTGCATTTTCGGGTGGCACGGGGACGCCGGATATTCAGGCGGTTGTCGCTGCGCTGGGAGATGACTGGTACACGGATATCATCTTCCCGTACCTCGATACCCAGAGCCTGAACACTATCCGTGACGAACTGCTGGAGCGCTGGGGACCGCTCAAAATGATGGAGGCTTTGCTGTGGTCTGCTTATCGCGGAACACATGCCCAGAGCGGTACATTCGGACATACCCGCAATGACTGGCTGATTTCCTGTATTGGCACCAACATCGCACCTGAACCGTCATGGTTATGGGCCGCCAGCTACGGCGCAACGGCGGCATACCAGTTGGCCCTTGACCCGGCCCGTCCTCTCCAGACTCTGATCCTGAGCGGCATTAAGCCGCCCGCTCGCGGTATCCGCTGGGATATGCCGGAGCGTAACCTGCTGCTGCATGACGGTATCGCCACGCACTTTGTCGATGCCGGAGATAACGTCTGTATTGAGCGCGAAATCACCATGTACCGCGTTAACCGCTATGGCGATACTGACATTTCATACCTCGATGTGCAGTCGCCGGCAACGCTTGGCCGTATCCGCTATGTCATCAAAAACCGTTTCACCAGTCGCTACCCACGCCACAAGCTGGCAGGTGATGACGTGCTTGATTTGCTCGATGCCGGTCAGCCAGTCATGACGCCAAAAATCTGTCGGGCTGAGTTACTGGATATTGCGCTGACGGAGCTTATCCCGGCAGGTCTGGTGGAGGATTTCGAGGATTATAAAGACACGCTTGATGTCACCATCGACAGCAAAGACCCAAACCGTCTGAACTTTATCTGCCACCCGAATCTGGTGAATCAGTTGCGCGTTCTGGCCGGTCTCATCCAGTTCAAACTTTAAGGAGCCAGCATGGCAAATATTCTGGGTATGGCGGCGATTCGTATTAATGGCCGTGAAATCAAAACTGAAGGCAAATCCACCCTGAATCCGGGAGGCTATGCCCGCCAGCAACACATGGGCGGCGGTAAAGTCTGGGGTAATTCCCGCAAGATGGCGGCCCCCTCCATCAAGCTGACCATTGCTGCGGATCGCGATGTCGATGTGATTGAAATCAGTAACTGGGAGGACGTGACCATCATGTTCTACGGTGACAACGGTCTCAATTACATGATGACCGGCGCGGCCACCGATAACCCGGCAGAACTGGACGAAGACGCGGGGACGGTCTCGGCTAACTTCATCGGCGTCAAGTGTGTGAAGGTGTAAGACATGGCTGAAATGACATTCACTCTGGTACACGGTCTGCGTACCGGCAAAGGCACTACCGACGAAATGCTTCACAAGGATGTGACGCTTCGCGAGCTGACATCACGGGATGTTATCGAATCACAACTGGCCTCCGAGCGCGTCGTGATTGGGGATAACGGCAAGGCGGTTGCCTACTGCTCTGAGGTCATGATGGGGCTGGAGATGATGCGCCGGCAGATTAAAAAGATTGGTGAAATCCCCGGCCCGCTGGACATGAATCAAATTTATGCTCTGCATCCGGAAGATTTGAAGTTGCTGACAGAAAAGGGTCAGGCGATGGATGACATGCTGGGGGAGACTGCTGAACGGGGGCGACATGATGCCGATGGCAGCGGCGCTCAATCTACTGCTGATTAACCTCTCTCAGCGTTTCGATGTTAACCGGCTTGAGCAACTGCCCCTGCGGCAGTTGCTTATTCAGGTCAGGCAACTGAGGAAGCAATATGACAAACCGCCTAAGCACTGAAATTCTGATTAACCTTGCCGGGAACCTGACGGCCAAAGCCCGCCAGTACGGCGCTAACATGAGCGAGTTTGCCAGCCGTAACCAGAAAGCAATGTCTGTTGTGAAGGCGGCGTCTGAATCTGCCGGACGTGGTCTGGATATGCTCAGTAATCGCTATACAACGATGATTGCCGGCCTTGCCAGCGGCGCAGCGCTGAGGGATTTTGCTAAAACAGACCGACAATTAACCGGGCTGGGTATTGCCGCCGGTAAAACTCGCGATGAGATGCGCAATATCTTTGATGGTATTCAGGATACCGCTATCAAATTCCGGGTCGATGACTCGGAGGTGCTGGCGGCGCTGGAGAATGTCAACAAAACGACCGGTGATCTGGATTTTGGTATTCAGAATAAGGGCATGATAGCCGCTTCTATTGCTGCATCAGGCTCTCAGGGGGATTCGATTGGCGGGCTGTTTTCTCAGTTCCCCAAATTTGGTCTTCAGACTGAAAAGCAGACGCTTGCAGCTATGGACACGTTAAACCTTCTGGGAAAAGAAGGCGCATTTGAGCTGAAAGACATTGCAGAAAAAGGCGTCAGAGCCTTCTCTATGTACTCCGCTGCTGGAGGGAGTGGCGTTAAAGGAGTCAAAGACGTAGGTGTTGTACTGGAATCTGCCATTGATGCCACAGGCAACCGTGATACAGCAGCCACGGCGACTGAAAACCTTATTCGTGATCTGCAGTTGCCAAAGGTTGTTGACACTCTCAAGAAGAAAGCAGGAATTAACGTATATGGCAAAGATGGAAAAATGCGTTCTCTTCCAGAAATTCTGGCTGAAGTAGCGAAATCATCTGGTAGCAAAGGATCGAAAGAGCAGAATAAAAGACTCCTGGAAGCCGGTTTTAACCAGGACAGTATTTTACTTATCAGCAGTGCCACTTCTGGTAAAGGCGCGGAAAACCTCAAGCGATACCAGTCAGTTGTCGGAGACGGTACAGGCATCATGAAAGATGCTGAATATGCGGCGAAAGATTTTACTTCGGCGCTGACCAGCCTGAATGTTACCTGGAAGAAATTTTCTAACAGCAATCTTGCCGGACCGGTACAGGAACTGGCTGATGCCATCAATTCAGTAGATCAAAAGACGGTTCAGAACTGGCTTGAAGTCGGCAAGAAAATTGCCATTGCGACTGCCGGAGTCATTGCAGCACGCAAAGCATTTAAAATCGGTAAAGGTGCATGGGATTTTCTCCAGCCAGAGAAAGGCGGAAAAGGTATCCCTAAAGGCGTCTCCGATGTTTTTGGTTCCGGAGTTATGCCCGTTTATGTTGTGAACATGGGCAAAGGTGGGATGGGTGGTCCTGGTGATTTAATCCCCGATGGACCTGATGGAAAAAATCCCCGGAAACCTAATAGTCCCAGACGTCTTGGCAGCCCACAGGGAATGGTCGGCCTGACCATGCTGGCGTCAACTATTCCATATCTTTATGAAGAACCATCACTGAGCAGTGATGACAAAGCTGGCATGGTTCAGTGGGCAAAGGATCGTGCTAAACGCAAAGCGAATGAGAAACCGGTTATTGACCCACGCCCGTGGGCATCGATGACACCGGCAACGCCGTTTATCCCTGCGTCTGAAAATTCCCCGGCAGAGAGGTCGCGCCCTGAAACGAGTGACCATTCTTTGTTTGGTGTCATCGTTGATTTTCTGCGTGGCACCAACGCCGCAATTGAAAACAAAAACGCGTTTGATAAACCTGTTCAGCCACCTGCATTACCCACAACCCTACAGAAAATGCAGGGCGAAATCCGCGTGATCCTTGAAGGGGGCGGTGGCCGTGTTAAAAGCGTCACTATGAACCAGCCGGGTATCAAACTTAGTGCGTCTGCTGGCGTGTCCAGCGTGGAGCAAGGCTGATGGTTGCTACCCGATGGGAAGACCTGCGCGATGCTTCGTTCCGGGGCGTCTCCTTCTATCTGGTCGATAACGAAGGCACCAGTGGCCGTCGGGCAATTCCCCGCGCCTACCCCAAAAAAGAAGTGGGCTGGACCGAAGATAACGGTGCCGTTCTGACCCAACAGCAAATCAACGGCAAGCTGATTGGAAAGAACTACCAGAGCCAACTGGAGGCACTTCTCCGCGCACTGAACACACCGGGACCCGGCGAACTTATCCATCCGTGGTTCGGCATTCAGAAGGTTCAGGTTGGCAAGGTAACACACCGTCTGAGCACTGAGGAAGGCGGCATTGCCTACATCTCTTTTGAGGTATCTGAAGCGGGCGAACGTCTGTTTCCAGCACCGGCAGAAAATACCAGTCTGACGGTACTCAGCGCTGCGGATAAGGTCAAAGCTGCGCTGGCGAATGGCGATGTCTTTGCCCTGCTTGATGGTCTTGGCGAAATGGCCGATACGTGGATGGACGACATGGAGAATCTGGTGGTGGGTGTGTTGACGCTGCCCTCTGCGATTACTGAATGGACTGACCGTTTAGGGCGTTTTCGTGGGTTGATTGAGCTGGCTGTCGCGAAACCAGCCGGGTTTATCAATGATGTTGTGGACCTTATCAGCGGTGTCCGTGAGACCGTAACTGAACCTCTGTGGTCAATGCGGGTTTATGATCAACTCCGCAACCGATGGCAGGGAGATCAGTTTTCCGGCTCATCTTCTTCGCCGTGGCCGTCGCCGGTTTCACCAACAAATACAAGTGACCGCGCGACAGCCGCTGCACTTCACCAGTTGCCCAAATATATGTCAGTCACACCAGGTTCAGTGACTGACGGAAAGTATGGTTTTGCCAGCAGCCTTCCGGACGTTGTCCCTGAGCTGACCGATGCCATGCAGGACAACATCACTCATTTCCGTCAGTTGATTGTCGTTGCCAGCCTGATTGGACAGGCAGAGACCGTTGCCAGCACTGAGTTCAGAAGCAGTGAGGAAGCCATAAGTTCGGGTGACACGCTGGCTGAGCAACTGAATGAACAGGCTGTGTACGCCGTAGAAAACGGTCAGCGGGATTTGTGGCATGCCCTGCGTGAGCTGCGCTTTGCCGTCGTCAATGACGTGCGGGTCAGGAGCGCTCAGCTACCACAGACACGAACGGTCATCCTGACCACAACATCCCCGGTATCCCTTATTGCATGGCGTGAAACCGGTAATACCGAGAACCGTGATGCCATCGCCTCAAGGAACCGATTGAAAGACCCGGCTTTCATTCTTCCGGGTAAACCTGTCGAGGTAACAGATTGATGGAAATGGTTGTGCTTGAGGTTGACGGCCAGCAGTGGGACGGATGGACAGAGATGTCCATCACTTCCTCACTGGAGGCTGTTGCCGGCGAATTTGATCTCACTGTCACCACGCAATGGTCAGAAGCTTCACCGCGCGTGATTAAGCAGGGCATGCCCTGCATCGTCAGGCTGGGAAAAGATACGGTTCTGACGGGGTATATCGATGATTTCATTCCCAGCTATGACGCAGAAAACATGAGTATTCGCGTTATGGGGCGGGATAAAACCGGCGATCTCGTTGACAGCTCAGTGGTGCATAAATCCGGCCAGTGGAAAGGTGTTCGACTGGAGCAACTGGCAGTGGAAATCTGCAAACCCTATGGCATCAGTGTTATCAGTGAAACTGACACTGGTGAAACCTTCGGTAGCGTGGTGCTTGAACAGGGAGAGACCGCCTTCGATCTTCTTGACCGCCTGGCTAAACAACGCGGCGTTCTGCTGACTGCTGATGGTCTGGGTAATCTGATCATCACCCGTGCATCAACAAAGCGTGCCGGCGTTCCTCTGATTTTCGGGACCAATATTCTTGCAGCCCGTGGCCGGTTCAGTTGGCGTGAGCGAAACAGCCAGTACATCGTGAAAGGCACATCCAGTGCGGGTGGGAGTACGTGGGATGATCAGCCTGTCAAAGTGATTGGAGGACGTCAGACCATCGTTGATGACGGTGATATCAACCGTTACCGCCCGAAAATCCTGGTCAATGAAGACAGCCTGACCGTCGGCGGCGCAAGTACACGCGGTGAATGGTACAAAGCGCGGATGATGGGCGAAGCCAACAGCACCGAAATTACACTGGCAGGATGGCGCGAGAATGGCGATGAAGGTCCGTTATGGCAGAAAAACAGGCTCGTTGATATTGATGACCCGATACAGAACCTGAAGGACTCATGGCTGATTAAAACCGTCACGTTTACTGAAGGTGATAACGGACGTCTCTGCGTTCTGACGCTGGTTCCCCCTGAGTCGATGGATATGCCTGAAACCAGTACGAAAAAAGCAGGCAAGAAAGGCAATAAATCAAAGGCAAAAACGGTGGCAACATGGGACTGAATCCGGCAAATATCGGTCGCACACTTGAAGGTATTGGACGCCGGCTACGGCTGCTCGTTGACAGGGCCGTTGTTCGTATCGTTACAGACAGTCTCGGGCGTCAGAACCTTCAAATTCAGTCTCTGGCGGATTCCACCAATGATGATGTTGAACGTTTCCAGAATTACGGCCTGACGTCTGTGCCGCCAGTCGGTTCAGAAGCACTCATTCTGGCTGTGGGGGGACGCCGGGAAGGTCTGGTGGCAATCGCTGTAGAAGACAAGCGCTGCCGTCCAAAAGGTCTGGAGGATGGAGAGGTCAGGTTATATCACGGCGATGGTCAGTCTTATATCACCCTGAAAAAAGGTGGTCTTATCGAAGTTAAAGGGAAATCGGTTAATTACGATGCCAGCGAATTGTTTGCGATAAATACAAAATTATTAAAAGTTAACGGCCCATCTGTATTTTCAAAGGATATTCAGGTCGCCGGTAAATCTGTTCTTGAGCATTTCCATATTGACGGGGATAGCAAAAAAACATCGGAGATGAAATGACAATTGGTATCAGCTGGAATAATCAGCTATCCAGAGGTGAACTGACAATTAACCATGATGGTTTATCGCGTGATGAAGGACTGGTCACTTTGGTTCTGATTTGTCTTTTCACCGACGTCCGTGCTGATACTGATGACATTATTCCTGATAACTCATCGGACCCGAGAGGCTGGCCCGGCGACACATTTAGTGATTATCCGTGGGGATCGAAACTCTGGTTGCTGGATCGCGAGAAGCTGACGGAATCCGTCAGAATGCGGGTGGAAGATTATGCACTGCTTTCTATGCAACCGCTTTTACGTTCTGGTTATGCGCGTAATGCAGCAGTCACAGCCACTATAAGCGGCAATGACCGAATTAATTTTATTGTCATTCTAACCCGCCCGGATAAAACGACGCTCCGGATTGAAATAAGTAAACGCTGGGAGTCCACTGCTAATGCCTTATAACGTTCCCGCGCTGCGCAAGCTTATTACTGACGGCGAAAAAGATATTGCCTTTGAACTGGGGCTGCAAAAACTTCCGCCAGTAGGCGTTGAGAAAGCTCTAAATACCTCATTCAGCAATCAGATTCGTGATTTATACGACCATCAGAGCTGGATTAAAGACCAGATTATTCCGTCTGTTAAATCTGATGATGAAACCATCATTGAGACTGCGGCCAGCGAAGGCGTCATCAGAAAACAGGCCACGTTTGCTACGGGGCCAGCGGTATTTAAAGGGAATACACCGCTTCCGGAAGATATGGAGATGCAAACCGCTACCGGTATTGTTTATGCCGTGACGACTTCCGGCGTTCCTGTAGATGGGGTCATGACTGTAACCATTCAGGCCAGCGATGCCGGCGCGTCAGGAAACCTTCCGGAAGGTGAAAGCCTGACCTTGCTGTCCCCCGTTCCCGGCGTGGAAAGTATTGGTTTAACGGGTACGGGGGGCATCATCGGTGGTGCGGATATTGAGCCAGTTCCTGAATTGCTTGACCGGCTTTTATTCCGTAAACGCAATCCCCCCGTTGGTGGGGCTGTGCATGACTATGTCATCTGGGCGCGAGAAATGGCTGGTGTCAGTCGGGCGTGGGCATTTGATGCCTGGCATGGCCCCTGCACAATCGGACTGGCATGGGTTTATGACGATCGTTCAGTGATTACCCCCGGATATCAGGACCGGAAAAATATGGAAGATTACCTTTTCCGTCATACCGACCCGGCGACTGGCGTATGGGTTGGTAAACCTGGAGGAATAGAAGTCTGGCCCGTGGAACTGGTGCTCCGTCCCGTCAATATGATTATTGGCATAACACCGGATACGCCGGCCACGCGTAAAGCTGTCCAGTCCCGCCTGTTGACGCTTCAGAAGACGCTGCAACCAGGACAAACGCTGCCCATTTCAGCGATTCGTACTGCTATCGGCACCGCATCTGGCGTGACGGATTACTCGCTGAATCTGACCGCTGACATTCCATGTGCACAGAATGAACTTATCACTATCGGAGTGCTGACATGGCCCACAGTGTAGATGAATGGCTGGGCGCTTTATGGCAGGTCATGCCACGTGGCAAAGCGTGGTCACGCGATGAGGATGGTGATTTAAACCGTTTTTTACGGGCGTTAGCCAGACGTTTAAGTCAGACGGAATTTGATGCAGAAAACCTGCTACCAGAGATGCGGCCAGAAACAACATTTATGCTGCTGGAAGAATGGGAGGAATACCTTGAACTGCCGGAGTGTGGGCAGCTAAGCGGTACTGTAGAAGACCGGCGTCGTGCTGTCGTGGAGAAGTATCACCGCAAAGGTGGCCTTTCCCCGTGGCAGATTGAAGCGGTGGCTGCTGCGCTTGGATTTACTATACGGGTTACTGTCATTCTCCCTCACCACTGCATGCGTAGCTGCATGCATCCCCTTTATTCAGCCCGTTATCGCTGGACGTTAAAGATTGATGTGATTGGTATCAGCGGCGGACGTTTTACCTGTATCGATAACGTCATGACACCGCTTCTGAGCGAACGGGCAAGAGAACTGGAGTGTGTGCTGACGAAATACCGTCTGGGCGGCACAGCATACGAATATTTTTATTCTTCAGGAGATAACTGATGTATCACGTAGATAATTCGACCGGTATTCCGGTTATGCCACAACCGTCTCCTGTCACCAGTGAGACAGAGCTTTTCTTTACTGAAGGTGGTAATGGAGTTCCTCCGACGTACCCCGGCCCGGACTGGTTTAATACCATTCAAAGTGAGCTGCTTAATATTCTCAGGTCCGCTGGGCTTGATCCTGACAAAATGGACAACACGCAGATTCTGGCCGCTCTCAAAAAACTGTTTCTGAGTCGCTCCAATCCATTTGGCGACATTAAAGCTGATGGTGCGGCAGCAATCGCGACGGCTCTCTCAAACCTTGGTTTAGGGGAAGGCTCCGCGTTACCGGTTGGTGTTCCTGTTCCGTGGCCGTCAGCAACGCCGCCAGCAGGGTGGCTCAAGTGCAATGGTGCGGCTTTTACCGCGGCTCAATATCCTAAGCTGGCGCAGGCTTACCCTACGTTTATCCTGCCTGATTTGCGCGGTGAGTTTATCCGTGGCTGGGATGATGGGCGCGGTGTAGATGCTGGGCGTACTTTACTTTTTGCGCAAGGTAGCCAGAACCTTTCACATAGTCATGATGAAACCGCTGCTTATGGGGGCAACCCGGGCGGGGATGTATCAACAGATAGAAGCCGTTTTGCCAAAACATATTATACAGGTCTGAATGATCTGTATTCGAGGCCAGTTAATGGTTGGACGGGGGCCATTTCAGACCTGTCAACGGCTGCGAGCGGTGGTGGTGAGTCTCGCCCACGCAATATTGCATTTAACTACATCGTGAGGGCCGCATAATGTCTCAGGCACAATTAAACAGCGAACTAATTGCCATCGTGGCTGGTGAAATCACCGTATTTAACTACGATGGCGAAACCAGAGAATATCTTTCCTCATCGGTTGAGTTTTTGCCCTTGGGGGTGGGGATTCCCGCCAATTCATGCGTTGATGCGCCAGGCAAAATCAAAAAGGGTTTTGCCATTTGCAGGGCAGCAGGTGGCAAAGTCTGGGAGTATGTAGCCGATCATCGGGGCGAGACGGTATACAGTACAAAGACAGGTGAACAAATCGTCATCACCGTGCCGGGGGCGTATCCGGAAGATACCACCACGCTGGCCCCGTCCACACCATACGATAAGTGGAACGGTAGCCAGTGGATGACGGACTCAAAAGCGCAGCACGCTGCAGATGTGGCAGAAGCGGAACAGCAGAAAACTACGTTGCTGGCGGAGGCGACGGCGATTATCGCCCCGCTGGCAGATGCTCAGGCTGGAGGCTACATCGACGATGCTGATGTGTCACGGCTGGCAGAATGGCAGCGGTACCGATACAAGCTGACGAAAGTCGATACCAGTACCGCGCCTGGCATTACCTTTCCACCGAAGCCGGAGGTGTAGGCCATTTGATATCTGGTGCTCTGATCGTGCCTACAGCTTCCAGTGCGTCCAGATAATCCAGCCACAGATTGTACTGTGCCAGCTCATCACCTTTCAGCCGACCTATTGCCGCTTTTCCGGGCCACTGTTTTCCGCTAATAAACTCGTTGGCCTGAGCGATAAGCACCTGTCGGGCTTTTTCTGCTTCGGCAATGAGTTCCTCTTTGCTCTTTGAGGGCGCGTCAATCCAGCATGGCATACCGTTAGCATCGGAACGTCTTATTTTCCCCTCTGGCGGTATTCCTGAATATTCAAAGTACATTTCGTCACTTACACCAACAGGATCGGCAGGCCATGACGATGCCTTTTCATAATCCGCCTGCAAAGCAACAGGATAAAATAGATTACTTTTCGGGCTATAAGCGTAATTAAATGTTTTATCCATAGTTTTATTTCCCGTATGCGATAAATCCATAATCGGCAATTGCTGTTGTCATTGATGAGTTATAAAGCGTGATCTGGTTTTTCCCGCTCCATTTAATCCCCACGCTAGCAGTAAAACCGGGAGCCAGTGCGCCCGTATAAGGCACTACTGCAAGAATGCCAGAGGGGAACGGGAAAGGAAGTTCAATCACTTTTGTCTCACCTGCTACCATTCCGCCTGTATTGCCTCCAACCCATTGCCGGATTAAACCAGAAGGCTCTTTTGCGTAGCCACTTAGGGCTAACTGAGCGTCAAACGCTGACATATCCGGTATCTGGTTCGCGCCAGTGCCCACGTCCCGTTTTGCGGCTTCTTTCAAACCAACGTTTTCCGGAACACACCACCACTTCTGACTATGTTGGCCATTTTCTGCAGTACAGCCAGAAATGACGTTGCTCGATACAATGCGGGCCAATAATGCGTTTACAGGTGGGGTGATTTTCTATACTGATTGGATATGTACGGGTATCAACAAATGACCAGAACCTTGAATTACAACTTGACGCGCTTAACAGGTTAGATTGCGACCAGATATTTGAGGATAAAATATCCGGTGCGAAATCGAAAAGACCTGGTCTGGACAAGATGATGAAGAAGTTACGCCCTGGGGACACCGTTGTTGTCTGGAAGTTAGATAGGTTAGGTCGTTCTCTAATCCATCTTGTGGATTTGCTACGTTATTTCCGTGAGAACAACATTGAATTTATCTCCGTTACAGAGGGGATAAGAATTAGCACCTCAATTGGGCGCTTCGCTTATACGATGCTGAGCGCAGCAGCCGAGATGGAAAGGGAAAACATAATAGAGCGAACACGAGCTGGATTGGCTGTTGCAAGGGCAAAAGGACGAATAGGTGGACGAAGACCAAAGTTGACGCCTGAGCAATGGGCGCAGGCTGGAAGACTATTGGCCGCAGGGGAAACGCGGCAGCGGGTAGCAATCATCTATGATGTTGGAATTTCTACTCTGTACAAAAAATTTCCAGCGGCTGACATATAAATCACGATCACACAGGCGATCCAATGTTATTTGTCAATGTGTCGCGATTTGATTGGCGCGCGGCAACCATCGTGATTTGCACCAAACCCGGCATCCGGGGCGGAATACCCTAAAGACAATCCAGCCACTGAACGACTGGTTATTGACTGGGCAGTTTTGCCGCTGGAATTTCCGGAAGGGGTTAACGCACCTGAGGCATAAAGAAGATGTGCCGCTAAAGCATGAAGCCCTTGCTCATAGAGCTTGTTCCATACTTTGCGGCTCATCTGGTTTGCTGCATCCTGTAGCGCCCCTTCTATTCGAGCAGGGGCAACACTGGCGAACTCGGGGTAACGAACGGTGAAATCCATGCTACCCCCTGTGATTACTCTGCCGGAGAGGATTTGTAATCCACATACACCGCGGACTGCGGCTGTTTCCACATCGCACCACCGAAGGCAGAACGATAGCCACACTCATAGGTCAACAGGTCGCGGGAGCGCACAGCCAGAAGCTCTGGCATATGAACTTCCATTTCAAGGTAATCAGCCTCGTAGGTGTAAACCGCCAGACGCGTTTTTCCCGCCTTGATGCCGACAGCGTAATTGCTTGGCACCTTAACAAACGTGATGCTGAACGATTCGTTACCTGACGCCTTACGCAGTGCAGCCATAATCCGATCCATCGCAGCGATAGGAAGCAGGTCAGTGCCTACGATTACTGGCGTTGGGTCGAACTTCTGCATAGCAAGCATGAAGTCGCTGGCATCCATTGCGATGTGCGTTGGCTGGATGCGATAACTGGACTTGCGCCACGCCACGTTGTAAGCATCCAGCACCAGCTTAACGAATTCATCTGACGTCATATCAGTAATGGTCTTGTTGGCTGGATCGGTAATCAACTGAACAGCAGAGCCAGTCAATAACCCTTCTTGCCCCTTCACTCCGCCATGCCCCACGTATCCAGCATACTGAATCGTTGCCAGGGCGTTTGCGTACAGGTCATCCTGCTTTTTGGATTGCAGGTTGATGTTCAGGCGGGCGATCTTCTCCAGTTCCTGCTGCGTCCAGGTGGCGGCCTTTGCCCACAGCCCAACAGGCGCTTTCATCCATTCGATATCGCTATCGATAGTTTTCAGGCTGTTGGTTTTATTACCGATAATGCCGTCTTTTACAGAGCCGACAACTTTAGATACGCCGAAATCAACGTACTCCAGAGCGAAGTCCAACCCTTCTTTAACCGGCAATGCTTCACCGATGTTAATTTCCGGCAACTCTTTTTCCTGCAACTGCATATCGCGCTCAGTTAGCGCCTCTTGCAGTACGTTTTCAAAATCTGCGGCTTCCATTGGCATTGGTTATACTCCTGCTGCCGTTTTCTGTACGTAACCCAGGGTGATCGCCACGCAGTTATTACCTGCGCTTACATCCTCAACCCAGTAACCCAAATCAATATTGCCGATTGCCACATTGGTAACCTTGCCAGCATCTGCCCCGGCAGGGATGATGTAAGCGGTGTCGCCGCGAGCAAAGTCTGCTGCATCTACGGTCAGGGCGCCCACGCAGTCACCGTGAGAGAAGTGACCGATGTTTGCCTGCTTGTTAGCTGGTGACGCTTCACCGTAGATATCGCGAACGACAATGCCGTGAATGCGGGTATCAGCCGCCAGGGGCATTACTCCGCCCAGTGGGTTAACGGCCACGAAAGTACCGTAGGCCAGTGGTGTATCCGTCAGGTTCTCTTCGCCCCATACTTTGTCGTTAGAGCTTGAAGCGCGTTTGATCGAGCCGGGTTTAATGGTGCCGTCGGCACCGTCCCAGTCAATGAATCCGAATGCCATGATTATTTACCCCCGAGGCGCTGGTTAGCGGTTTTCGTAGTTTTTGCTGCATTGTCGTTCAGCAGGTGACTGCCGATCTCGCTGCGTGGTTTTGATGTGGCCTGAATGGCCGCGTATGCCGCGCGAACTTCGCTGTCGGTCATGGCTTTAACCTGGGCGTCGTTGAATGCGCGAGTACTGACCAGCACAGCAGCGCGAACATCGCGGGCTGATTTGGCATCGTTGAAATTGACTTTCGGGAAGCGGGACTTAGCATCGTTCAGCGTGGATTCCGTTTCGCTGCCCGCTTTCAGCGTTTCCAGCTCCTCTTCCAGTTCCTTCACCTTCGCTTTCAGGTCGGCGTTCTCGGTTTCCAGCGAGGTGATCTTCGCGTCCTTGTCGGCATCAGCACCTTCCCCGTCCGCATCCGCTGGCCCGGCTGGTGTCATCCCTTCCAGTTGAGACTTAAGCTCAGCAAGCTGTGCCAGCACCTGTTGTGCCTGCGCTGCCGCTTCTTCAGTACCCTGCCCCTGAAGATCTGCCAGGGCCTTTTCCAGCGCGGCAATCATGCCGACCAGTTCGTCAGCAGTCAGTGCGGCACCTTCTGCATCTTTCAGTTTTTTGCCCTTCAGGAAACTCAGGGCGTCAGTTAATGTTTTGAACATCGGCTTACCTTTTTTGTCGTTTAGCTTGCATTGACGCCCGTAGCGCCCCTCTGCAACACCCGCAACGTGATTGCCGCGAATATTGATGTGGTAAAATTTCCCGCCACGCTCCACCAGCTCCGCAGGCTCATACCCCACTGAAACCTCACGTATCCCCGTCTCCTCGAGCGTCTCTATTGCTGCGGCATCAGTCAGATAAACGTCGCAAACCACCTCACCACCCTCGATACGGGTATTGGCGATATGACCGGATGCTTTGTCTTTGTGGTCTGCTGCGGTGACTTCCCCGTCGTCTGGGTGAGTTATGGTGAACGGGAGGCCATTGAATGAAGCGAGAGTTTCGGGTTTTGATAGTTCGTCGAGGGTGCGAACTACGGTGATTTTTTTGTTGGCATCGCTGCCAGTTAATCCCAGTTCGTGACCGTAATACTCAATCGGCCCGGCGCGGGTGATCGTCGCAGTGGTAATCACGTACCCCTGCGGTGTTCGTTTCCACTTCATTGATTAATCCCATGAGACGTAAGGGAGGGCCAGACATCGGCATTGGTAATCCTCGCCGGGTTTACCGATGAATGCCCCGATGGTTGAGCGTTTCTTCCACGTTTTGCCGCCGTCGTCTGAGTAGACCGTCGGATCGGAGTATTTACAGAGCATGCCGTTTAACGCGGAATGACTGTCGCGCTCCCGTTCATCGCCAGTGCCGCCCCACTCATACAGGTCAAGACCAAGAGCCACATTGCGCGCTTCAGTCAAATCTGCGTTCAGTTTCGAGGTCTGGTCGCGAGCGATGAACCTTGCACGATTGCGGGTGACCTCCCCACGCTCCTTAATCAGGTCAATGAGGTTTTCATGTCGGCCGCCGTCTTTCATGTTCTCGAAAACCGCCGCGCCGATATCGTGGATAAAGTCGGTATGGATGGAGGTGATCAGGTCAACGTTGTCATTAACCGCCTTCTCCATTTCTGGTTTTATCGCGCCATCGCCGAGCATCCCGGTCAGATCAATCCCAAAAGCCTGAGAGAACGTGCGCTGCGTCTGCTCTTTGTTCTGCAGGTTTGCCCGCGTAACGAATCCGGCAGAGAGTCGGGCGGCGACTTCCTTGATGGAAATGCTCGCCAGGCGCTGCATGACAGCGGCAAGACGCGTCGTAATCGAGAGAGGTGTGCTATCAGGGGCATCGACAAGCACAGGCTTACCCAACTCGTCAATAAACGCCTGGACCATGCTGTCGATAAAATCCGTCAACCTGTCCCGATACCATACCTCTGCTCGCTTACTGGCGGTCGGTGGACGCATTCGCCGACGACGCGGTTTCAAACGTCCCTGCTTACGCTCAAGAAGCAGTTTTAATTCCATAATCCCCTCGGAAGCCAGCATTCGCCCCGGCGCTGACTATCGCCTTGATTTCAGATTCGGTAACAGTCTTCAGCACGCCGCGGTTTACCATCTCCCTGATGGCAACCTCTTCCGTCAGAATTGACGACGTTACCAGCGTATTGAAGCCCGTCGCATACTGGCTAAACCGGTTAGCTTCGTCTGCCTCGTTGATGCTGTCGATTGTCGGATATTCGTAGGTAAGGCTTTCCGTAATGGCGAGTTTATCCAGCGTGAACTGGTCGGCGAAATCCTGCATTGGACGAAGCCGGGACTCCTGCAGTCCGTTAATCGTCTCGTAATAGGATTTATTGTCTTCCTCGCCGCTGCTGAACCCGCTGGCAGACTCACCAAACAGAACCGTTATGGGCCTGTCCAGCGCACCGGCCAGTACAATCGCCATTTTGCTAATCACATCCGACAGCCCGGTAAATTGCGCGTTTTTCTGCTCATAGCGCCCCTGTGCCTGTGTATCACCAGCATCAATCAATAACATCCCGGTTGAAGATTTGGTGTCCTTCATCACCCTGGCATACTCGCGAACCTGCCCTTCCTGACCAGCTGCGATCTGGTTATTCATGCCGGGGATAAACAGCACATCGACGTTTGCCTCCTGTATGGTGTCGCCGGTGCTGAGGATTGCAGTGTCGAAGGTTTTGATGTGCTCATAGGGCGCCTGAAGGTCTGACGTACCAAACTTTGCGCGATCCTTAATGCTGTGATTGCCCAGCTTTGTCCGGCAGCAGCGGGAATGATGAAACCTGAGTTGCTTCGTCCCGACGTCAAGTTGATACGTTAGCGGCTCACCGAAACAGTCCGAACGTATGTCGGTAATGACATTACTGTCCGGCGTGTACTCCCCTTTACGGAACACCAGGAATTTAACGATATCTTCGCTCTGCAAATTGAGCGGCAGGGCGATCTGGTCATCAGCACAATCTGTGATAGCCACGATTAGCGAATCGCCCAGCAGGGAGGCCCACCCCAGCGCGCTGTGAAAGACTGCATTCAATTTCAGTTCTTTTTCAGCGTCAGCGATGCGCTTGGTTATAGAGCTATCGACGTCGCCCGAAAATTTACGGGGCAACTTCAGCATGTCGTCGGCGGTTTTGTTGATGTACTTTTTCACCACCCACGATTTTTTATACATCGCGAGCAGTTCTTTATCCGGCACATCGGGCTTACTGCTGCTATACCGCACCGCGCCGATCTTCTCGCCGAGTGAAGTCATTAAGCTAACCAGGCCATCATTCAGACGACCAACGATATTTTTTTTCGTCATTACATGATGTCCAGTGGGCTGAGTGTTTTTCTCTGATACAAATCGCGTAATCCCTGCGTCATTGCATCGACAACGTCATCGTTCGCGCCGACCGGGAAGGTGGTGATTTCCTCGACCGTCTCGGTGATCCAAGGGGCAATATCTTTGTGAGGTAGGAAAACGTTACCCGCTTCCCATACGGCGGTAATCGCATGCGCACGAGCTACTTTGCTACCGTCCGGTTCGACGGGTACCAGCCCTGCAACAGTGCTTTTCAGTGAGTCAATAACCGCCGGGCCATTGGCTTTGTCCTCCACCAGCTTGCGTAAGCCTTTGGGGTATTCGTCAGCCATGCGCTTAACGGCTTTGAGCGTTGCTGTAAAGCTCATGCGCGCCCTGACCTGGTGAAGCAGATAGGCGTTTGCTCCCTTTTTGCCCCAGACCTGACCGACAACGTAGTCGGTGCCCTCACTGTCTTTGAACGTCATATCCCAGCTGTGGACGACGATGTCGAAGGTGGCCGGCAAGTCTTTCGGGAGGTAATACTTGATCCACTCATCTTTGAAGATTGAGCCGCCAGCCTGCTTCGGTGACTGCTGATACATCGCGGACCAGAAGTAATCCCCCAGGATAGCTTTTGTCTCTAACAGCTTGTCGATCGGGTGCAGGTCTGGCACCAGCGCTTCGCCCCGTTCGTTGATGGCGGGGAACGCCAGCACTTTAGCTTTCGGGGTTTTCTCCACCACTCGACCGGACAGGTCATCTGTCGCCCAGCGGGTCGCCATGATGATTTCGCCACTGTTTTTGGACAGACGCGTTTTGAACGTGGATACGTACCAGTTCCAGATCGATTTTTTGGTAGTCGGGGACAGCGCCTCTTTGGAGTTTTTTATCGGGTCATCGATGATACCGAGATCGATTTTCTTACCTGTTAACGGACCGCCTACGCCAGCACAAACATACGTTCCCTTATGGTTGGCTATACCGAATTCGTCAGTGTTACGCTTGACGGCAACACCATCGTCGGGTTTATTGCCCAGCCAGGCGTCAGGAAATATGTTGCGGTATTCAGGCGTAGACATAATGCGCTGAACGTCGGCGTTCATGTCCCCGGCAAGGTCAGCAGAGTACGACAGCGCACCTACGCGCATTTCAGGGTACTTGCCGAAGAAATACGCTGGCAAATAACGAGAGACAATATCCGATTTACCATGCTGCGGCGGCGCGCCGAGAATAAGTATCGGGCGCAGCCCGTTCATCATATCCAGCAGGAATTGATCCAGCTCGTCGCAAACCGTCTGAGAGAACTTGCTGGTGATGTATTCGGGGTTTATGTACTGAATGAAGTCGTGGAGGCTTGCTCGGGCACTGCGCCGCTTGAGTAGTTCCCTGGCTGCTGCCTGTTTACTTACCGCCGATAATTGCGGCGAGTTGCTCATCAGTGAGATCCTCCGCACTTACAGAGTGGCTGTGCTGTATGGGCTCACCATTCGGGCCACTTAACTCAGTTTTGGTTTTCAGCATTCCGAGGTGCTGTGCGACCATCTTCATAGCCTCATCCTGATTGCGAGTGATCATTTCAAGGCCAAATTTGCCCTCTTTAATCCCGGCAAAAAGACGGCGTTCTGCGCCCTTCAAATCTCGCGTATCGTGGAAAACAGGACGGCTCAGACCAACGCCATTGCAGCGGGGGCAATCCGGGTTCGGGTCCAGTGTGCCGTCGTAGCCGTAGCCGCCCGTATCCTTAGGCTGTATGGCACCTTCCTTCCCCTTAACCTTTTCTTCCGCCTCTTCAAACTCAACTGCATCGCGCCACTGGTAGTTAAATCCGAGCCCCCAGCAGTATCGGCAACAGCCGCGGTGATGCTCGGTCAGTTGAGTAGCGTCTGCCGTCGCAATGTCCCACCACCATTTCAACACTTCGTCTTGTGTAACTTTCACTCTTCGCGAACGTTCATCCAGCGCGTCACGAATTGCCTGGCTGACCTTAGCATTCCTTAGCAATCGAGAGGCGTTAACGTAAGCCGTATTACCTTCGCCTTTGTAGCCAGCCCGCTTGTATGCAGCGGTCCTGTTCAGATCGAGAAGATACTCTTCGACAAACCTGATCTGCATATCGTTAAGGCCGTAATTGCGCAGGTTGAAGGGTTGCGCACTTTTCGGTATATCGGTCTGCGCATCAGTTGGGGATTGCTCATACTGCGCAGTGGTAGGGGCTTGTTCAGTCTGCGCATTGCGCACTTTCTTTTGCGCAGTTTTTTGCGCAGTTGGCTTTTTGATGTAGCGCCGCGCAGATGTGTAATTCAGTCCCTGCGCTTCACACCAGTCTTTTGGTGATACGCCGGTTACGGCATGATCGGACAGGAACCGTTGCTGAAGCACGCCCCAGTCCGGTTTGCTCATTCATCACTCCATTGTTGATCCTGTGGGCTCTACCGTCACTTTCTGGGTCATGCCATGCTTCACGATGAACGCAGCCACCTTTTCGTAATCAGGCTCGCGCTGCATCAGCATGCAGAACAGGGTCAGCGTTTTGATATAAACCGGCAACCACCATTTGGCTTTGAGTTCGACTAACAGCTTGCAAATTGCCATTGGTAACTCCGCTTATCCCCTACAGGGTATATTTACGATTTATCCGCTACAGCCATTACGATGGGTCTGCCCATAGTGATGGCAATAAAAAACCGCCCGTAGGCGGTTATATTCAGCAGGTCGCATGTTATCTGTGAATGACAAACAGTGATTTGCATTGAGGGCAGAGCAACGGTAGTTCTTGCCGTACTTTTGTGGACGGGTGGTTCGAGTTATGGCCGCATATCGGGCAAGCCACTGTTGTTTTGGTCGCCGCTTCAACGCGTTTAAGTGCGTAATCGAAGAATGACATATTTTTAACCCCTCTAAGAATGAGGTCTATCATACCACGATTGATTATTTTTTAATCTAAAATAGCCACAACTTAGCACTTAATCACCGAGTTAATAAACTGCTATCGGTTGGTTGTTTGCAGTTCGCCTGCCACGATTTGTTATGCGCCAGGATGTCGCGCTTCGTCTGGCGGTCCATCACTTCGATGTCGTGCTCAGTAAGGCGAATCGCGCTCACCCAGTCACATCCTGTATCGATGACCTCAACCTTTGCGGGTCCAGTTTGCGCGCAGCTCGCGATCAACATCGTCATCAGGCATATGGCTAACTGTCTGCTGTACATTGCTGGCCTCCTTCGTTACTTCAACGCGGCGTTCTGCAGCTGCTTTGGTGGCTGCGGCGTTATCGTCGGTGCGCTGTTTATCCGCTTTGGTTTCCGCCTTTTCGCGACCACGCATGCTGCCCAGACCGAAAGCACCGAGAATGAGCAGTCCAGCTGTCACGACAAACGCCAGAATAGCTTTCAGTTTCGTCATTGCTTCGGCTCCGCAATAAATCCACCAGCCTCTTTGAATTTCTTCAGGAGGTTTTCAACCTTGTGTTCGTGCTGACCGTAACCAGCGCCGGGCAGTGATGCCCAGATGTTGCTGCAGCGATCAATGGCCTGCCGGATATAGCCGTCGTCAATGAGCTGCAGCGCGCGTCGTTCTTTAATCTGCTGCAGCGCCACCGCATCCTGGCTGGTCGGAGAGAAATCCTTCAGGCCAAGTTGTTTACGATACGCATCCCAGTAACGCGCCAGTAACTGATAGCGGCCAGCGGCGGTGGATTTAATCTTTAAGCGCGGTAGGTCGATTAATTTTCGCGGGTGATCGGCATAGCCGGAAAAGAGAGAGCCGCCCACTATTACGTCATAACCCCGGTTACGCGTCGGCTGCCCTGGCTTGTCGGTGCCTTCCGACCAGGCCAGCATGTTCAGGAACGCGGTGCGCTGTGCGTTGATTGCCTGCATTACCTAACTCCTTTTGCCGGTGATATTCCCCCGGGAGAGGATCATCACAACCAGAAACCCGATATTGACCACCAGCTCAGAACGGTCGACGACCGGATAATCGCCAATCCAGATACGAATGGGGATCGAGAAGAAAGAGAGCGCCAGCACGTAGGCCAGCAGCGAGAAGTACCATTTATGCGTGCGGCCACCCCGACTGAAGCCTGCAATAGCCAGACCTGCCATCAGCGCGATAAGTGCATGCATTTGAAGCAGTATGAATGGAGTAATCATTGCCCCTCCTCAGCCGCCTTTTTCTCAGCGCGCTTTTTGAGGGCGAGAACAATAGTGATCGCCGTTGCTGCTGACACCATCGCGCCGAGAGACTCAGGGATACCCGCGCCATCGGTACCAGGCAGATATTGCCCGACGATGGTGTTGATAACGCGGGTTGCCAGTGGCGCAGCCAGGATGCCGGAGATAAAGGCTGCAATGCCGTACATGCATCGCTCGATGATGCTGAGGTTGTGAGACGTGAGAACGTAGATAAGCGCCCCGGCCAGCGCCCCAAGGATTACGCCAGCCTCAGTGTTTGCCCAGAATCCGGCAAATGTGGCAGTCGTAACCGCTGCATGCGCCGTAGCGCTGCCGGATAGTGGTTCGGACATAGATTTTCCATTTTGAAAGGTTCAGGCTCCCGGACGCTTAACGACAAAGCACCTGATGGGGGTTCCGGGAGCCTGAAATAGAAAAAGGCCGCCAAGCGGCAGCCAACAGTCGATTCAATACCGGGATATTTATCCACGCCCGGCACGTGGTTTCCCTGCTTTCCACAGACAAAGGAAATTGCTAAATTGGTCATTCCACAGACAATTAGGGAATGACCATGGATGTAGGATTACTTATCGCGTCCCTTAAAAACGGGATCGGCGCGCTTTCTGCTGTGCAAAGTAACGAGGTCCTGCGCGAGCGCATCGCTTTCATTGGAGAGCAGATCGACGTACTTCAAAAAGCCCATGCTGCCACCATAGAAGAACTTGCCGAGGCGAAGGCCAAATGCGTAGAACTTGCGAAGGAAGTAGCGGCTTACCGGGCAAAGGATGAGTTTGTCGAGCACATGGGTGCGGCCTTTAGAAAAAATCCCGCGGGTGGGTATATCAGCGCGGTTTATTGTCCCAACTGTCTTAAACAAGTCGGAAGCGGGTTCGATGATTTTCCGTACCATTGCGGCTCCTGCGGCTGGACTTCAAGATTTGAAGGAAGGGAGATTGATAACGTAATGAAAACCCTCCCTTAATGTTAAGGCGAGGGTAGCGCCTCGCCGTTACCTCCAGAAACGCAAAAGCCCCACGGAGTTAACCGCAGGGCTTGAATATTTTATTGCTGGTCGAAACGATTGAACGGATTCCCAGCGTTAGAGCCGATACTAGACGAAAATTCCGTAAACTACAATATCTATTTTCTCTAAAATTTACCTTCCATAGAAAAAATCACTATTGAGTAACTGATTTCAATGCACTGTCTGCATATCCCTCCTGCCGGTGACACTCTTCTACCAATAATTCGAATAATGGCTGGATGTGGTCATAAGCCGTGGTTTTCTTCACATCCCACTCGGTGCGTACACCCTCCAGCACATTAGAGAATTTAAGCCGGGCATAACCTCTGCCTGTGCAGCGCTCACAAACTTTCATAACCGGCACGCCCTGCATCTCCGTTTCTTTCTTGTCCAGTACCTTCCCTTTCCCATGGCAGCGACACGCATTGCTGATAACACCTTTTCCGTTACAGGCTGAGCATAAAACGCGCGCAGTCTCCCGTACCGACTTCCATTCCTCCCAATAGGACGGGCAAACCCCCTTCGTGATTTTTGCCCATTTAGGCGGTTTCCCATCCGGGTACTGAACTTTATTTGTGAAAATATCTGCCTCGGTAAAGCCGTCCCCATCGCAACAGTCGCATTTGCGAACGCTTGCCGCACTACGGGCGTAATCCTGATAAGCAAAAGCGCACAGTATTTCGAGAACTCGTTGGCGTAATCCTTCATCGAGTTCAGTAACTGGTCTGAAATGTCGTGATATCTCAACGGCTGAACCATATAGAGCCTCCATTGCCCGCTCCGGGCTGCTGATGCCAATTTTTGCCAGGTAAAGATCGAAACCAAATCCGCACTTAGCATTAACGAGGCCAAGCGCGGCCATCACATCAGTACCAGTGAGATTGTCTGTAGCTGTTGCCCGCGAGGAGTCACTGAACATCGGGGACTTCGGTGCAAAGTATTTTGCGATTGATTCGAGGTTCATCGTGTTTCTCCAGCATAAGTTTTCACGTAATTCTTCAGTATTCGGTAGTCCGTCAGCACAGAGCCGGGAAAGTGATATAAGCGCAATCGTTGCCAACGAACGCGGAGGTGATCGGCAAAGTAGGATTCGAATGTCATGCGGCCTCCCTTGCTTTGACGAGTTGTCGCCTCAGCGCGCTGTAATGCTTTCTGATGGCTTCGAGTTCTTCGATGGTGTATCGGTGCGGGGTGTTATTGTTTTCGAGCGCCTCAACGCGTTCAGCTCCAATTTTCTCTATAAGGCCAAGGCGGTACTGCTGCTGATTGCCCGACAGCTGAACGTTACAGTGGTGGCACTGTTTACGGATATTGTCTTCGTGATAGCGGAGATGTGACGCTTTCCCACGTGAGCGGTAATGCCCGGCTTCCCACTGGACGGTGTCGAACGTCCCACAACTGATGCATGGCAAATCATGGTCACGCTCGCGAATATAGTCATTGACTACACGCTGCGTTAAATCTTCCCAGTGCTTCAGCGGCTTAACCGCAGCTTTACGCTGGCGCCAGGCGGCTCGCTCTTTCTTCTCAGTAGCGCGCTGTTTGGCGGACTCTTTGCGCTTAGCGTCTTCACGGGCTTTTCTGGTCTGCTCTTTGCCGACAGCGCTGGCGCACTCATAACCGCAGACAGTCTGCGTATCACGCACCGGGTGAAACCACTGGCGGCATTCTTTGTTGGCGCACTTACGGCGCGGTAGCTTAGCCATGCTCACCCCCACGCCCTGTTTTGCCAGACCTTACTCGGGCACGGTGCTTTCTCGCTTTCCGGCAGCTGCACGCTGACAGTCCAGGTGATGTTGTCGCGATTCAGGCTACGTTCTACCGTGGCGCCACGGCGGCGGTAACTGGCCACCAGTTCGTCGGCCTGCTCGGTTGTGCACTCGTGATGGTGAAACCAGGAATATTTCATCGCCATCACCCCGCAAAGCTCATGAGCTGCGATGCGGCGTTTTCCGCTTCACGCTGGTCTTTAAATGCCCGGGACAATACCCAGCGCCACAGAACATCGAGCGCGGCTTTGTACAGCTGCTGGAACTCGGTTTCGTCCATGTTGGCGAAGGCGATACTGCGGGGGTGTTTGCGAAGGGTGCCATCGGGAAGCTGTATGGCGTCGTAGTGGCCAGACTCGATGATCACCCATGCACGGTATGCGTCATAGGATTTGCAGATGCTAATGCTACCGGCTCGCTTATCAGCGATACGGTCGAGATATTGCTCGGCAGCATCCAGGAGTGCGGCTTCACTTCCCGCGAATGAGGCAAGGAATTTGGCGTAGCCGGTTACCAGTTTGCGCTCGTTGGAGGAGATCGCCCCGCCAGTAGGCTCCCAGTATTCGAAACCGAGATTGAGTAACGCGAAGAAACGGCGATGGAATGCGGGATTCCTCACCTGCCGGAACTCGGCCACCAGCACGGCGCCGAGTTTGATTTTTGATTGCAGAATATCGCTGGTCTCCGGCGTCGCGGGGATCAGGATTCCTGAGGACTGCTTGATGAGTTGTAATTCGTGCGCCATGGTTTCTCTCCGTGGCGCATCAAGTTGTCAGTTGTTCAGGCTGACGCGGGAATTATGGCGGTTTGATTATGGAAAATCAAAGGTCATTTTAATCTAACTATTCACTGCCTCGGGAAGGGGGTGAACCTTTGATCGCTCAATAAGTTTTCCGATATCATCTTGGCTAACCATCCCATGCGATCCCTCTCCTAACGCTACTGCATAGCTCTTACCTAAGTGATTCATGACATGTACTTTTAAAGTTCGCTCTGAGTATTGAGGGGCGTCATCGTGGGCTGGATTAAATACTAAAGACTTAGGTAAAACGAAGCCTGCGTCCGGCGAAGTCCGAACAACGTCTCCGTTTCGCCAACATCCAACCAGCAGATAATCAATATTCATATTTTACCGCCTTAATGATGAATGGTACTTACCAGAGAGCCACATAGAAACTTGGCTTGATGACATTATATCAGGCAGCGGCTTCGTGTTCTCTACAAAGTTCCGGCAGGTTAGCCCTCACCAGTGCTTCAGCAAACGGCGGCGGGACGGCGTTACCGCAGCGGGCAACCCAATAAGAAACATGCCTATAAAACATTATCATTAATTGCACTTAGATATAGAGCAAACGTAATCATTATAAATTTAAATAAAAAATGAAGACTACAGTTGATAAATTATTATGCTCTGAGTTAACTGCCGAAAAAGCCAGCAGGTAACGCACCTTCTGCACCTGCATCGTTGTATGTATAGTACTCTAGAGAATAACGTTTAAATTGACGTTCTAGACTCTTTGTGAACTCCCCCTCGGGGAGAGTGTTTATACTTTCCAAAACAACGCCCTCCATTGAAGAAAATATCCCTTTTATTCTTTCAACCATTGCAGGTACATTATTTTTCATAACCTGAGCTAATTCACGCCCTCGAAAACTTTCAGGAATGGTTAGCACTATTGACAGATTATATTTTATCTCATCATCTAACTCTTCGTCAGTTGAGAGGGCAAAGTGCACACCTGAGCAACAATTAACATAATCATCACTTTTCCACATTTTTTTCAACAACTTATCCTTGCTGGCAATTCTCCTGTTAAATGCATCTGGAAAAGTAGCCTGGTTAAATCGCCCGCTGATCCAATTAAGAAGGCACTCTAAAGCCAAGGGACCCCACTTTAACTTCAAATTTGGGGTGCTATTTTTTAAGAGAAACTCTCTTTCTATTTGGGCGAATCCAAGCGAAGAAATCTCCATCCACTTGACATTATCTTCACCATCAACAAAATATGGCAAACATAATCTGCGAGGGTTTCTGGCATTCTTAAACTCCGAACGTTCGTCACATGGGGTACCTATCACTACTTGCACCCAATGTTCTCTTTCGAAGTCCATATCGATCAAAGCACATTCATATAATACCGGAATCAAAACTGCATCTTTCTCGGTATATAATGATGCTAGTTTTTCAGGTAATGTGGCTAAGAGTGCGGGATGATTAAAGAGACTCACGAATGATCCTCTCATCCATCCCGCCTTGATTAACTCCTCTCGATTTAACCCTGACATCCCTTAACCCTCCAATTACTAGGGAAGGTGCGAATAAGCAGGTCATTTCTTCCCAAGCTGACTCGCTGATTAAAATTTCGCGGATCTGGGCCGATTTTTTTCCCGCAAACACATCGAATCAGCCTATTTAGGCTATTTTTTCCACCATTTCTGGCGTTATTTCCGGTTTTTACTGAGATCTCTCCCACTGACGTATCATTTGGTCCACCCGAAACAGGTTGGCCAGGGTGAATAACATCGCCAGTTGGTTATCGTTTTTCAGCAGCCCTTTGTATCTGGCTTTCACGAAGCCGAACTGCCGCTTGATGATGCGAAACGGGTGCTCCACCCTGGCACGGATGCTGGCTTTCATGTATTCGATGTTGATGGCCGTTTTGTTCTTGCGCGGATGCTGCTTCAAGGTTTTTACCCTGCCGGGACGCTCGGCGATCAGCCAGTCCACATCCACCTCGGCCAGCTCCTCGCGCTGTGGCGCTCCTTGGTAGCCGGCATCGGCTGAGACAAATTGCTCCTCTCCATGAAGCAGATTACCCAGCTGATTGAGGTCATGCTCGTTGGCCGCGGTGGTGACTAGGCTGTGGGTCAGGCCACTCTTGGCATCGACACCAATGTGGGCCTTCATGCCAAAGTGCCACTGATTGCCTTTCTTGGTCTGATGCATCTCCGGATCGCGTTGCTGCTCTTTGTTCTTGGTAGAGCTGGGTGCCTCAATGATGGTGGCATCCACCAAAGTGCCTTGGGTCATCATGACGCCTGCTTCGGCCAGCCAGCGATTGATGGTCTTGAACAATTGACGGGCCAGTTGATGCTGCTCGAGCAGGTGGCGGAAATTCATGATGGTGGTGCGATCCGGCAGGGCGCTATCCAGGGATAATCGGGCAAACAGGCGCATGGAGGCGATTTCGTACAGGGCATCTTCCATGGCACCGTCGCTCAGGTTGTACCAATGCTGCATGCAGTGAATACGCAGCATGGTCTCCAGCGGATAGGGCCGTCGGCCATTGCCCGCCTTGGGATAAAACGGCTCGATGACAGCGGTCATATTCTGCCATGGCAGAATCTGCTCCATGCGGGAGAGGAAAATCTCTTTTCGGGTCTGACGGCGCTTAGTGCTGAATTCACTATCGGCGAAGGTGAGTTGATGGCTCATGATGTCCCTCTGGGATGCGCTCCGGATGAATATGATGATCTCATATCAGGAACTTGTTCGCACCTTCCCTAGGCCAATCTGGCTCTAACCGAATACCCTTCAATCTGCGCATAAATGTCATAATACGCATCGACCATTTTATTAAGATCTAATGGTTCTTCATAGAACGCCGTTCTAATCCCCTCATTACCCATTTTCCCAAAAATAAATTTCTTCAGATATGGCGCGTGGCTTATATCCATTTCCTTATAGAAAGCTTCAAATGCATTTATTCTTGATATGGTTGCATTTTTTATTCTAGTTTCTTTTTTACCATTCCAATTGTAAATCGTTTTTCTTTCCACCTTAAGTAACGAAGCCCATTGAGATACGTTAAAGTTGAATCCCTTCTGTAAAGCATTGCTTTTTTCGATGGCACTTGGTTCTTTTTTTACATCAATTTTCGATGAAGAATTATAGTTTCTTACAATTGGTTTAATTTCAACAGGAGATGCTCCAGTCATTGAACCAACATTTAATAAACTAGATAAAGCGAAAACACCTAAAAGGGCCTTACCAACGACAGTGCCTAAATTTTTTCGCGCCTCAATAGTATTGTTGGTTGTCTTGTATGATTGCGCAGAACTAGCCGGCAAAAATGGTCCGGTACCGATTTTTATCCCGCTTGTAACGAAACCAGTCATACTAACCTCCTATAATACTATGTGTTTGAATATTGCATTAGATGCAACTCTTAACTCATTGAGTTTATTTGATATAACGTCAAGATTAAACTCTTCCATCCTATCTTCTAAAAAATAAAATGAATCTATATCGACATGTGCTACAACCCCAGCATCAATATCAACTGGATTTAATATGTCAGAAGCAAGTTCTGCAAGTTCTGGTGTAATTTTAGGGCCATTGATAACGACACCGCTATTTATACTCAAGAAATATCTTTTCTCCATATCTTCGTACCTAGAAGAAAGATTGCTTCCTCCCCTATTATAACCATCAATTATAGGCTGTAAGAATTCAGTTCGATTAATACCAAATTCATTCGATAAGTCAGCTGAATGTGGAAACTTATTTAAAAATCTCATCCCTATAAAAGAAAAATGCGATATGCCCAGAGCTTCCTGAAGAGAAGATAAAAGCTTTTTCATTCTCTTTTCAAAATCATCAAAACAATCATAATTTTTTGTATGTAATATGATATGCTCAGGCGTTATACGAATTGCCCATTCTTTATTGGCCGAAACCAATGTCAAAACAGGATCTTCTTCCTGAATCATTTCCGGGATACCCGCTCCCTTGAACTCTATCTTAAATGTCTGTACATTTTTTTTAGGCAATACAATAGGATACTCCTTCCTCAAAGCTTCAAGTATATAATCTGATGCTGAAAGAAAAGTGGTATTAGGTATGCGCCCAAACTGAATCTTTGAAAGCATATATATTAAGTTTTTATTCATCATAAGTATAATCCTCCATCACATCACAACCAACATTTTACACACTTTTTTGGCTTACCACATAAAAATTACACACTTTTTTTTCATTTTTCTGCTCCCTCGCACCGGAATCCCGCCAGCCGAATCTACCGCTTGGCGAGCGTAATGGCTTCTTCATGCGCTTTTTCTTGCTCATTCCAGTAGCCGTTTGTTTTTGGCAACAAAACGGGATTAGCTAACTTTGCCTCCAGTTCTGCCATGCGCTTCTCTGCGGCTTCCAGTAGAGAATGAAGCCGAACGCATTCTCCGTTGCGTTGCCCAACGACCGCATTAAGATCATCAATTGCTCGTCGTGCTTGCAGAAGCTCTCGGAGCGCACAAGCAATATCCGCGCTTTCCTGTGCAAATTCATAATCACCGATTCCTAAAGCCTCCTGTTCCGCCCCGTGAAATTCTTGAAGACGGAAAAGCAACTGCCCCTCTGTTAAGTTCATCGTTCCATCCCCTGCTTTAGTTCCTCAGTTAAAAAATCAACGCCTTTTTGATAGATGCCAATAAGCTCTATGTCGTCATCAGTTTTTTCTTTCCATGCTTGCATTGAAGAAAGGCCGTCTTTCAGCCGGGGCAAAAGGCATTGACATAGATAGGCTCTTCGCCCCTCGATGCACTCACGAGAAGCGTCGTTAATGTAGAAATTAATCAATCTCGCAGCGGCGCATTCTGATGCTGGAATCATAGCTCTGCTCCTTGCGCCGCTTCACGCAGCGCCTGTTTGTTGAGTGCTGTCATTGGGCTGCTCCAGTTCTAAGTTGAGCCATTCGCAAAGCTGATTCTGCAATGTTGTCTTCTTCGGTTTTCAACGGCTCCAAATCCACTTCACCTTCCCTGGCGTTAATTACCCACTGACCGAATGGAGTGATATTGCGGATTCCATGAGGACCTTTACCTGCCAGCCCTATTTCAACAAGTCGCGCCATCGCTTCTGCGCCAATGTCATACCCTTCCCCGTCTTCGCATGTTTCATTGAAACGCATCAAGGCGTTGATATCTTGCTCCTGCAAACGAGGCCAGTGACCCGCCGCCAGCTCCCTGCACTTGCTCTCGGCGTTAGCGAGCTGTACTGCCATGTCTGTGACTTCAGCTTCAAGGTTTTCAGTGTATTCAATCAGGAGATCGATTCTTTCCGGCGTTACGGTTTTAACGTATTTGCAAATCGATGACGCATAATTATCATCCTGGAGTGTGCCAGCCAGGCCATTACAAAATTTGCGGTTCCCTTTTGTCGCCTTGATATCGGCGATGATTTTTTTAACATCTGGTTTCATGCTGATGCTCTCCCGTAAAACGCCAGTACACGCTGCATAGCCGGACTTGTGCGGCATACTGATGTGACCATGTTTTCGCTCATGTTCGATTTGAGCTGCTTGATGTTCAGCTCCCCGCCAGGCTGAAGTGAATAGACCGGGCGGTGCGGCTCGCCAGTGCGGATTACTACCGCTCTGCGTACCAGGTGAAGCAGCAGGTTGTGTGCCTTCTTGCAGTCACATCCCAGCAGGCTCTGGACCTGACGAGGCGTGATGGTCTGGTTAACCCGAAGGAAATCGACGATTGCCCACAGTGATTTGCTTGCCATAGTGATTTTCCCTCGAGGTTATTTAACGATCCGGAGATGGCTAACGTTCTTGCGATAGCTGCCCCAGTCAAAGTTCACCCACATCCCGCCATCCATCTGGAGGCGATCGATAACCCGCGCACCCAATGCGCCGAGAAGTTCGTCATGGTTCAGATTCGTCAGAACGCCAACTGGACGCATCGACGACAGCCGACGGTCGATAACCTGATTCAGGATAACTTTCTCCCCGTTGCTACCGCGCTGAATACCGACTTCATCCAACACCAGCAGATCAACTTTGCAGAGGTCATCCAGAAGTGAAGCCTCTGACTGGCCACCGTCGTAACACTCGCGAACACGCAGCATCAGGTCAGGGATTGTCACCACCAGCACTGATTGGCCACCGGACAGGAGATGATTTCCGATCGCTGCTGCCAGATGGTTTTTACCGGTACCAGGCCCGCCACTGAACACGAAGCTCGCAAAGCCAGCCCCAAAGTTCTGTGCGTAGCTTTTCGCCATGGTGTAGGCCTTGCGCTGTTGCTCACCGGATACTTCGTAGTTGGCGAACGTGCAGCTGCGGTGCAGGCTCTGGATACCAGATCGACCGAAGATTTTCTCTGTGCGCGCTTTCTGATTCCGCTTTCCCAGCTCTTCGCAATGTTTCAGGCCTTCTTCACGCTGCCACGCCAGCAGTTCTGCTGCGCTGGTGAACTTCGGCTGTACGCCTGGCGGAATGAGTTTTTTCAGGCGCTCAAGAGCGCTGCCAGTACCAATCATGTTTTTCATCGCTACCCCCTGAACCCTGGTGGAATGGTGTTATCTGGTCGGGAAATCGTATTCAGATCCCGCATACCTGACGATGCAGTCACTTCCCAGGCTTCCTCGTAGTGCTTAGAGGGGCCAAAGAACGTTGCGGCCTGTTTCACGTACTCGGTGTTAAGTTTCCCCGTAGCTTTCACGAAGTCGGCATATCGCTGTGTACCGTTGAGCAACTCCTGAGCTGTAGCTCCTGAGTTAACTCTGGCGTTCCAGGCTTTGCAGGCGTCGGCCTTGCTATTTCCTCCAGCGCGTTTTGGATAAATCGACCACGCCTGCTCGAAGTCATCCGGATAGGCATTTTTTTTTGGTGGCGTCTCATCATCGGAAGAATCATCACTCTCTGGGGGTGTGGCGTAGCCATGCCCCAAAGTGTTTTCTTCTTCCTGTTCCTGTTCCTGTTCCTGTTCCTGTTCCTGGTTAAGGAACGGTTCAAGAACCCTTTCTGAACCCTTTAGCTTCAAGCCACCAATGTGAGCTATCGCATCAGCCATAACCCGCGCCAGTTCTGGCTTCACCGAAGATTTATCCGGCACTTGAGAAAACAAACGCATAGCCGCTATACCCTGATTAGGGTTCTCAACTGGGTTCCAGCTCATGAAGTTCCGAATAAGGACCCATTTCGAGGCAAAATCACGCGTTGCAAAACCGTTCATAGATAGCTCATCAAACCCTTTCGCAACCCTTTCAGATGTCCAGTTGAGGTCTTCCGAAACGTATCCATCAGGCAGTCGAAAACAACCAATCATGTTCGTGTGTTGCCCCGTGAGCAGATACAGCGCGAGCAAACGGGCATCATCAGAAACCCGACGCATTCCATCGCTTATCCAAAAAGATGTATGCACCTTGCCGTAATCACGCATAAAAACCCCTGAATGCTTAAATTACTGTCGGTTCGTCAGTTCTGGCGGAGTGCTTAAAGACGATCTCGACGCACAAAAAAACGCATTCCTGACAGATTGAGACGCCATCCCCAACGACGAGAACGCCAGCAATTTCGACATTCGTCTTTCCGCAAAAAGAGCACTTATGGGTTGGCTGGATATTTACCTTGGTACTGGTTGCTGACATACTTACCCCGCAATGATTTCGCAATGAATTGCACCAGAAAGCCGTTGGTGTTCGAGCACCGCGGCTTTCGCCATTTTTGAACCGGTCATATAGCCCCCAGCATCATCTGCACCATCTCCATCAGTGGACCGGTTAACCCAGGGTCAACGCGGTACATCTCTACTATCCCCTCGCTCAACTCTTTCAGCTTCTGATGCCGTGGCGCATCCATCGCGACAGCTATCTTCGCTTCGCTGGTTTCCTTCTCCATACGTGCCAGGCGAGCCATGATGTTGCCTTCTGGCAGCAGGCGACTGCGGAACTCGAGCGGCAGAACAGCAAGAATTGCCGGAGTCAGCTGGCGGACGTTCTCGCGGTATCTTTCACTGTTGAAATGGTTGTCCAGGAAGCGGAAAAGCTTCTGACGCTGCCGACTGAGATCATCGGGGAAATTGATCTCGTCACCTCCCTGCGCCCGGTACTCTTCGATGATCAGTGCAGAAACGACATCCTGACCATCTACACCCGCCCATGAGCGAACGGCATCTCGAATATCTTCGTGACACGGTCCCTTATAGGGTTGAGCGCGATTTATCACCGCTTGTTGCGGTACTCCTGTATCCTGGTAAAACGTAAGTGATTGCATTTGCAGCCCCCTGAAGGTTAGCGCCGCCGGTCAGACGGCTTAATGTGGAAATAAATCGGATAAGTCAGGCCTGATTTCATGGGCTTTGACCTCACCATTAGTAGCCTTGACGATTGATAGAACGTGCTTTGGGGATACAGATCCTCCGTTCAACCACTTATGAACGGCTGGTTGAGAAACTCCACAGGCGTCAGCAAGCCTTTGCTGACTCCCCACGATTTCCAGTGCCTTGTAAATAACTAAATTCATAAATCATTCCTCGAATGGTGATTAACAATGAAAAGATAACCTAAGTTATGCCAGTAGTCCATAATATTTGTTATTTTACTTTCTATAACCACGGTTATAAATTGACGACATGAAAACCTTCGCAGAACGATTAATCGCCGCTATGACCGCAGCAGGCTTGTCCCAAGGGCAGCTAGCTGAACGTGTTGGACTCTCACAACCGGCGATTCAAAAAATGACATCAGGAAAGACAAATGGCAGCCGTAAGATGGTTGAGCTTTCGCGTGCGCTAAGCGTCAGACCTGAATGGCTGAGCGCAGGAAGTGGTCCGATGCGTCATGAAGACAACACCCCACCAGAGAAAGAGTGGGGGAAAATTGACTCATGGGACAGAAACACACCGCTTCCTGAAGATGAAGTGGAGATCCCCTTTTTGAGAGATATAGAGTTTGCTTGTGGTGACGGCAGGGTTTCTGACGAGGATTACAACGGTTTTAAACTGAGGTTTTCGAAAGCGACTCTGCGCAAGGTAGGTGCTAACACTGATGGCTCAGGTGTTCTATGTTTCCCTGCGAGAGGAAATAGTATGGAACCCAATATTCCTGATGGCACTACGGTCGCTGTAAACACAAAAGATAAAAAAATCGTTGATGGGAAAATGTATGCCATCAACGAAGATGGGTGGAAAAGAATTAAACTGCTTTATCGCACAGGACCCGAGATGATCAGCATTCGCAGTTACAACAGTGCTGAGTATCCATCTGAGGATAAAAATCTAGGAGACATAGAAATTATAGGCAGGGTTTTTTGGTGGTCAGTTTTAGACTATTAACACAGATATGGGACACCCCAAATGGATGCATTTAAAAACAGGTTAAAGCTTCATAGTGATCATGTTAAAAACGTTGGACTGCATTGCACTACTGAAGAAACAACAAAGCAGGCACTAATTTTACCATTTTTGGATATTCTCGGTTTTAGTCCATACGATCCACAAAAAGTAAAAGCTGAATATGGTGCTGATTTTCCTGGGGTGAAAGCTAATGAGCGGGTTGACTATGCCCTGTTTTGTCAAGGGATTCCAGTCATGTTCATTGAAGCCAAAGCCTATAAAGAAAAAATTGATAATCACTGCCCGCAGTTATCAAGATATTTTAACTCAACCCCAGAGGTAACAATCTCAGCCATAACCAATGGAGTTGAGTGGAGATTTTTTACTGACCTAAAAGAGAAAAATATTATGGACCCCACTCCATTCTTAAAAATAAGAATGGATGAAGCTACAGACGCTGATGCTGAGCAACTGTTTAGATTTAGACATGACAAGTTCAAGCCCGAAGCCTTAAGAACCCTCGCAGAAGAAAGCGTATACCTTTCCGCTTTTACTAAAACAATAAGTTCAAGCCTTCGAGAAGTTGACCAGGAATTTGTTAGATATGTAGCAAGCAGATCTAATGTAGAAAGACAATTGAACCAAAGATTTCTTGAGTCGATAACACCATTAGTTAAACAAGCAGTAGAATTATCAGTAAGTGCCATGGTAGTTTCTGGGCTATCTGGAAAAAACCCAACAGAATCCTTGCACGATGAAGTTCATGACGAGAACGAACAAGAAAAGTCTGATGCACAAGCGGATGTTGTAGACCCAGATAATCCTAATATTGTTACTACTCATAACGAAAGGCAGCTCTTTGATAAAATCGTATCAATCATTGGATTTGAGCACGACATTCAATACAAAGACACTGCATCGTACTTCGGTGTTCTCTTCCAGGGTAAAACGAACCGCTGGATAGTTCGCTACTATGATAAGAAATCGAAATCATCGATCCAACTACCTATAGATTTGAATGACATAACAATTAATGAAATCTCTAGAGCAGGATTAACCTGCGATGCTTCAAGGATTTACATGGATAATCCTGAGGATATTTTGAGGATATCGGGATTAGTTCTTGATTCTTTTGAGTACGTAAAAAACGACGAAAATTTCCGCAAGAAGCAATAACATAACCGGCCTCATGGCCGGTTTCTCCTTCGCCATCCTAAAGCAATAAATCCACTTCTGCTATCCATACCCCATTTTTATAAAATTAAATTCCCTTTGTTATTAGGCATATATAACTCAATTCCCATTTTTATAAGTTAAGTTATGGACAATATCGATAACTATAGTTATTCTTACCCCATCGCGAAACACTAAGCGCATCAAGTTCAAACGTTCCGCCAGCCTGGCGACAAGGGCAAAGCACAGGAGCTGTGAGATGGAAGAGTTAAAACACGTAATCGCATTGTTGCTGGAAGACGCCAAACGCTTGCAGCAGATTAAGCCAAACGCAGGTACTGAGGCCCGCATTACACAGGCTATAAAAGTGCTTGAACCTGCCTTTAACGCCAAAATCGAATGCTCAACAAGAAAGGCATCGCTCGAAGCCCCAAAAAAAGCCGAAGAAACCATTATTTTTGATGGCGTGCTAGCTAATGAACAGTTTGCAACTCATGTGGTGGATAAATTTCACCCTACCATTTCTCGAGTGATTGAAGAGATGGTTTTGAATGGCAAGCCGGAAGATCAAATTAAAGAAGCCGCAGCAACAACCGGCAGAGCAATCGTTGCTGGGGTAAGGGAGTTAATTAGAAGTGCCTCCACTCGTTTGAAGGGTGAGCCTTCGCCTCACGCTCAAGTTCAGAAGGACTAAGTTCGAGAAGGTCGGCAAATCTGGCCCTTAACCTTTGAACTTCGCAAAGAAACTCAGCTTCATTGCAACTATTTTGGGGTGGATTGTGGTGAAGAAACTGAAATGCGAGTTGGGTTATATCAATATTATTTTTCATTTTTGAATTCCTTGCTGGCTGTGTGAGAACTACCAGCATACCACCGAGCCTGAAGTGGATAAAAGACAGGCACATAAGAGTGGGTTTCGCGGTGGTGAACTGCAGAGTTAAAACGCTCAACTGTGAAGATCAGCGTCACGGCACCACCAGCGAAGTTCACTCAGCAATAGTGGAGAACATCATGGTTCATCAGCACTACGGTACACAGACGGTAAACCGCGGCGCAGTTCAGCCTGGAATGCTCGTCAAACACAAGGATTCAACCTGGACGGCATCAGCTAATGCTCGTGGTCGTTTGTATCTGCATCGCGGCGTTGAGATGACTTACACCAGGGATTTGCTGGTTGAAGTTTATCTGAACGGTCTGGGGAATGGCCTCAGCCATTAACGTAGAGTGTCATGCAAGACAAGAAATGCGGTTATTGCAGCAAACCGGTTAAACCGGAAGAGGTAATCAAAAGCACCCTTCTCTATCGCAACGGCTCACTGCTGGCGCGCAAAGAGAAAGAGTACTGTTCCAGACGTTGCGCTTCGCACGACCAGATGGCTCACGAAGGCTAACGTACACCCCGCGCAAGGCGGGATCTACGTCCGGTGCCACCGACCAAAGTTACACCGGAATTTATAGCAAACCAAATAAGACACCCAATGGGCGCTATCAATGGTCCGGGGATTCTAACACCCAAAAATGAGGATCTCACATGGAATTCTTTAATGTGGTTAAAGCCACTCAGAAATCCGGAAAGCAAGATGCAGTGATTTGGTTCACTGCTAAAACCGAGGCTCGCGCCAACCTGCAGCTGGATGTTGCACTGGAAGATGCTGGCATCGAAACGGGTCGCGGTAAGGACTACGCCAAACCGATTCGCACTGATTTCCCGGTTGTTGATGACCTTCCGGAAGAAGGTGAAGTTGATTTCACTTGGTGTGATCGTTATGAACTGGCCGAAGACCAGCGCACCTGGAATGTTAAACAACAGACTGAAGATGAGTCTGTCGACGACGCAGATATTGAAGACAGCACCGCAGAAGAATCTCAGCAGTCAGAGCAGCCGAACCTGATCGTCGTTGCCACCCTGCCATTCCGTCAGCGCGTACTGGCTCAGTTCATCGGTGATGGTGAATATCTCTATCACGTCGACGCTGGTCAGAAAAACGAGATTGTCCGCCTTGAGATGGACACTGATAACGCGTACGCCCAAAACCTGCTGCTGGCTGCTGAGAATGTGGAAGCATTCAAAAAAGCCATTGAGCACGATATCCATAAAGTCGTGAATGCCGTTAAGAAAGCCTTCCCTGTCGACGGTAAAAAACCGGAACTGGCAACAGTTATCCAGTTCCTGACGGTGTGGTTCAACACTGATTACATCGACCGTGGCATCCTGGCGCGCGAATGGACCGCCGGTAACCGCATCAGCAATGTTCAGCGCACCGATTCCGGTACCAACGCCGACGGCGGATATGTCACTGACCGTGGCGAAAATGCTTACCACACGCTGGATACTCTGGATTTAGAGATTGCCTGCGCCCTGCTCCCAATGGACTTTAACCATCTTGAAATCCCGGGCAGCATCCACCGCCGCGCCAAAGAGATAGTGGCCAACAAAGAACAACCATGGAAATCATGGAGCAGCATCCTGCGCAATCAGCCTGGCGTTCTGTCGGTAAACCGCGCTGCCATCTTCAATCTGGTGCGCATCGCGCCGGAAAATATTCACCTGACGCCAGTTGCACATCTGGAGTTCGTTAACCAGACCATGACAGCTGAGTTCAATTCAGCAACTGAGTTGCTGCCGTTGCCAGTAGCTGGCGCGCAGGAACCAAACAGTCAGGATCAACCTCGAGTTGAGAATCTTGGCGCTGGAATTTTCTCCATAGAAAGCCTGATGGGTGATCAACAACCAAAAACAGATGACCGTTCACCACTTAATGAGGAAGCCACCAGCGATGTGCAGATGGAAGAAACTGTCAGTGATGAAGAACAGACTGGTGATGAAGTGCAGTCAGGCGAAAGCAGTCTGGAAACTGGTGAAGAGTCACATACCGGCCAGCAGGCCGATGTGAAACAAAAACCGGAAAATGCGCATCAGAATGATGAATCTGCGCACCAAAACGCCAAAAAAGTGAATCAAACCGAGCCAGAAGCTCAATCTGACGAACCGGCTGTTGTTTACCCTGCTTACTTTGAGCCAGGCCGCTATGAAGGTCTGCCGAACGAGGTTTATCACGCAGCGAACGGGATCAGCAGCACCCAGGTGAAAGATGCCCGCGTGAGCCTGATGTACTTCAACGCGCGCCACGTTGCCAAAACGATCACCAAAGAGCGTTCTCCTGTGCTGGACATGGGTAACCTGGTGCACGGCCTTGCGTTGCAGCCAGAGCAGCTCGATGAAGAGTTCAGCGTTGAACCGGTGATCCCGGAAGGCGCGTTCACCACAACGGCAACAATCCGCGCGTTTATTGATGAGTACAACGCAGGCCTGCCGGCGCAGCTGAGCGCCGACGACATCAAAGCGTTGCTGGAAGAATACAACGCCACTCTGCCTGCTCAGGTGCCACTGGGTGGTTCAGTCGAGGAAACTGGCCAGAGCTACATGTCTCTGCCCGAAGAGTACCAGCGGATCGAAGCGGACCAGAAGCAGACCGCAGCGGCGATGAAAGCCTGCATCAAGGAATACAACGCCACTCTGCCTGCTCAGGTGAAAACCAGCGGTAGCCGTGATGCGTTACTCGAGCAGCTGGCAATCATCAATCCCGACCTGGTCGCGCAGGAAGCGCAGAAGCCGCAGCCGCTGAAAGTGTCCGGTACCAAAGCGGATCTGATTCAGGCCGTGAAGTCTGTTAATCCAGGCGCTGTCTTTGCCGACGAACTGCTGGATGCGTGGCGCGAGAATCCGCAAGGGAAAGTACTGGTCACCCGCCAGCAACTGAGCACCGCACTGGCCATTCAGAAAGCCCTGCTACAGCACCCAACCGCCGGGATGCTGCTCCAGCACCCAAGTCGCGCCGTTGAGGTCAGCTATTTTGGCTTTGACGATGAAACCGGTCTGGAAGTCCGCGTTCGTCCAGACCTTGAGATCGACCTGGACGGAGTGCGCATCGGTGCCGACCTGAAAACTATCAGCATGTGGAACATTAAGCAGGAAGGCCTGCGCGCCAAACTGCACCGGGAAATCATCGACCGTGACTATCACCTGAGCGCCGCCATGTATTGCGAGACCGCAGCACTGGACCAGTTCTTCTGGATTTTCGTCAACAAAGACGAGAACTACCACTGGATCGCCATCATCGAAGCATCCGCCGAACTGCTGGAGCTGGGCATGCTTGAGTACCGTAAATCAATGCGTGCTATCGCTACCGGCTTTGACACTGGCGAATGGCCAGCGCCCATCACCGCTGATTACACCGACGAACTGAACGACTTCGACCTGCGCCGCCTTGAAGCGCTGCGTACTCAGGCATAAGGGGAACGATGATGGAAAACATGAATATCGTAACTGCAGAGCAACAGGCTCCGAACACTATTTCCGCCAGCAACGCCATTTTTAATGTTCAAGCATTAACGCAGCTTCAGTCGGTGGCGGGCCTGATGGCACAGGCTGCCGTCACGGTTCCCGAGCATCTTCGCGGGAATCCTGCCGACTGCATGGCAATCATCATGCAGGCCATGCAATGGGGCATGAACCCTTACGCAGTGGCGCAGAAAACGCACCTGGTCAACGGTGTGCTGGGCTATGAAGCGCAGTTGGTAAACGCGGTGATCTCCAGCTCTAACGCCATCGTTGGCCGCTTTCACTATGAGTACGAAGGCGACTGGTCGAAATGCGCCAGCAGCCGCGAAGAGATCGTGAAGAAGCCTGCAAAAGGCGGTGGAACTTACGACAAGAAAGAAATGGTACGGGGCTGGAACAGCGCCGACGAGCAAGGCCTGTCGGTTCGTGTGGGTGCCGTCATTCGCGGCGAAAGTGAGATTACCTGGGGCGAACCGGTATTCCTCTCCAGCGTGATTACACGTAACTCTCCACTGTGGATTTCGAACCCGAAACAGCAGATCGCATATCTGGCCCTTAAATACTGGGCGCGACTGTACTGCCCTGCGGTCGTTCTCGGCGTTTATACCCCGGATGAAGTCGAGCAGCGCACAGAGAAGGAGATTAACCCGGCGCCGCAACGCGTTAGCCTGGCGGATATCGCAGGTGACACCGTCACAACTACGCAAAGCGCACACGAATCGTCGGTAAATATCGACGCTCTTGCCGATGATTTCCGCGAGCGCATCGAGGCAGCACAGGATGTTGATAGCGCCAAAGCACTGCGTGCTGATATCGAAAGCGCGAAGGCCACGCTCGGATCTGCCCTGTTCACCGAGCTGAAGAATAAGGCAGTGAAGCGCTACTACCTGGTTGATTCACGTAACAAGGTTGAAGCCGCGATAAACTCCCTGCCGTCTCCGGATGAACCGGATGCAGCTGAACGGTTTGGGGAAGTTGAGCGAGTTCTTGCAACGGCGAAACGTCATCTGGGCGACGAACTGCACGATCAGTTCAGCATCACCTTGGCGGATATGAAACCGGAATACGTGGCCTAAGGGAGGCGGGAGGGCGAACCCTCCCGGTAACGAGATGAGTAAATCTTTAAACGCACGCTGCATCCGCCGCTGGGAAATTGAGTTCAAAGGACGTTGCGATTCGAAAGTAAGTCCTTGGTGGCGCAAACACCACCTTCGCGGTTACATCCGGGAATACGCCCTGACAACTGCCGACTGCATGGTTGAGCGTATGGCTGAGGACAACGCTCTGGTTGATTTTCAAGGTAATGGTCGCGGCTGGTCACCGGAGTTCTCTGCCTGGTACCACGAACGCCGAGAACAGTATCTTAAAGAGGCGCGCGACTATCTAAACGAAGACGCCACCAATGACGAGATCGACGAGGAAATCCAGAACGAGCTGGAGGCCTGGAATGACTGAGCTAAATTATAACCCGGCAGACCCCGATAAAATGCAACTCCCGAAGGGTAAGACCTGCGGCGACTGCGCCCATATCCGGCGCTGTAAGGCAATTTTCGGGCATACCGAAACCGATGCATATTGCGACTGGTCGCCATCCCGAGCGGTTTTCCGTCAACCATCCAACCCAGAAGGCGGTGACCATGCGACTAATTAACCGCGGAAATCAGCAATCCCCATTAGCACGCCAGGCATGCGACATCGCACTGGCTACCCACCAGCAACGCTACGGCGACTACGGGCGTAGCAAGATGAAAGAGACGTACACGGTGAGAGTTGAAGGCGTGAAGGTCTGGGTAGAAGTAGTGAACCGCAAGGCCAGCTACGTGGCCACGGCGATGACAGGTATGCGCCGGCTGCGCGCACTGCCGGGTCAGGTTTCTTGATAACGATATTTCATTAACAGTTTTCCGGCAGCTCTATAATGAGTTGCCGGATCCGGAGGTAGTATGGCCAAGCTTCTTAATCTGCAGGAATGGGCGAATTCGACTTATTCAACCCCGCCGTCTCTTTCAACACTTCGCCGCTGGGCGCGGGAGGGGCGCATTTACCCTGCTCCGGAACTTCACGGAAAAGAATATAAGGTTCAGCCTGACGCCATCTATGTGGATCCGAGCAAAAAGAACCTTCGTCCCAAATCAAAACGCTTAGCGCTGCCAACTGGCGGCACTCTACTGGAGAGACTGACTCATGGCGAAAAGGCCAGTACGTTACGACGCTAACCTGCCCCGTAACCTGACCTATCGTAAAAGAGACAGGCTTTATAGCTGGCGAAACCCGATTACCGGTCAAGAATTATCTCTTGGCCGGATCGACAGAAAGGACGCCATTTCTCAGGCCATCGAGGCCAACAACTACATCGACCAAAATTACCTTCCGTCAGCGCTGCTTGACCGCATAAAGGAAACACCAACGTTTACGGTTAAAGCGTGGCTCGAGCGCTACGAAGTAATTCTTGAGCGAAGAGAATTGAAGCCCAACACGATGAAGGTCAGGCGCAATCAGATCGCCACTATCAGTGATGAATTCGGACGTATGCCGCTATCGTCGGTCAGCACGAAGGATGTATCTACTTTCCTGGAGAGTTACATACTCTGCGATAAGAAGAGTATGGCCTCAGGCCTGCGTTCGGTATTGTTGGATATTTTCAGGGAGGCGATCGTCGAGGGACATATTGAAAGGAACCCGGCAGAGCCGACAAGAACGCCGACGCCAAAAGTTAAGCGTGAGCGTCTTTTACTCGAGCAGTTTGAGATAATAAGGGATGCCGCAACCGCTCATTCTGGATGGGCTGCAAATGCATGTGACCTGGCGCTGGTCACCGGGCAGAGAAGAGAGGACGTATCGTTGTTCAGATTCAGCGATATCAGGGATGGAAGGTTGTTTGTGACGCAGGAAAAGACAGGTCACAAATTGGCGTTGCCACTTGATTTGCGACTGGACTCTGCTGATTTGGTGCTGCAGGATATTATCGACCGTTGTCGTAAAAACAACCCGTCAGACTTCATGCTTTATTCTGCGGTAAGGCGTGGCGGCAGGAAGCCAGGTCCGTTAACCCCGGACGGAATCACCCAAGCATTTTCTGATATCAGGGATTCCACAGAGTTAAAGTTTGGCCCCAACCCTCCCCCGTTCCATGAGATCAGGAGCTTGGCGAGCAGACTCTATGAAAGAGAGCGCGGAGAGGATTTCGCACAGAGACTGCTGGGGCATAAAAATTTAACAATGACCAAAAAATACCTGGACGCACGCGGTGCAGAATATGTTATGGTTTAGACAGGATATGGAAATTTCGAGTAATTTTCGTGGGATTTCGTGATAGCACCGAAAAAACCTTACGAAAACAAGCACATAAAAAGAGACCGAATACGATTCCTGTATTCGGTCCAGGGAAATGGCTCTTGGGAGAGAGCCGTGCGCTAAAAGTTGGCATTAATGCAGGCTAAGTTACCCTGCCATTTAAGAATAGATGACAGCGCCAGGTTTTCCAGTCCGCGACTAAAGTGGCCGGAAAAAAAGGACGTTTGTTACGCATCCAAACGCAAAAACCGCAAGTTCTCCTGCGAGATCCTTGCGGTTTTTTATTGGAAATCAGAGCGCTACATCTGACAATTAGCAGAGCTTTTCTGCACGCTCTACAAACGGTGCCAGGCTCATTTTTTCGCCCGGTTTCGCAGGATCATCGATCTGGATAATCTCGATCGGCTTTGCCGTGGTTTTTCCGCTCTCTACCTGCTGTCTGGCGACATCATTCAACGGGTATTGCACCAGCGTACTGGGATTGATGACATACAGCGCGTTACCTGGACGGCAGGTCAGCATCACCTCTTCCCGATTAAACGCCCACTTATCTTTGCCAACCTCAAAACGGCTGACGGTAATGACCTGCGGCGCAGCCAGCGCGGCTCCGGAGCTTGCCAGGAGTAATAAAGAGATAATGATTTTTTTCAT